CGCGTTGACCCCCGGAGGTTTGGTGGTTCCCGTTCCCGCGTTGACCCCCGGAGGTTTGGTGGTTCCCGTTCCCGCGTTGACCCCCGGAGGTTTGGTGGTTCCCGTTCCCGCGTTGACCCCCGGAGGTTTGTTGGGACCAGATGCCATGGCCGCGGGAACCGTCACCCCTGCATTCCGTGCTGCATTCACTATGGGTTTAGGAATTTCATTTTTAATTTTATTTTTAAAAATATTTGAAATTACATTCTTCGGGACAGTCTTCACAATGGCAATACCCGCCTCATTTCCTACCGCACCTTTTATAATTTGTGTAATTGTTGGAACAAAATTCTTTTGAGGGATACGGGCAACTGCATCGACAGCGACAGGTCCAGGTATTTTTATACCGCGTTTAATTATTCTTGATATTGCCGCTGAAATATCTTCTGGTCTTGAAGTTGCATTCTTTATAATTTTTACAATTTGCTGGACAGTTTGCTTGTCAGCCATGCATTGGGCATAGACAAAAATTGATGTCGTCCGACTGCCAGACCCAAACTGAAACTTGACTTCCAACCCAAAATCAAATGGCGCGCCTTCTGAAGACTCGCCTCATCTCGCCTTACCAGCACGATGGCCTTCGTTGGCTTGCCGAGCGCGAGTCTGACCCAAACCACCCGGGCGGTTTCTTGTGCGACGAGATGGGCCTCGGCAAGACTGTCCAAATGCTCGCAGTCATGTGCGTGAATCCGACTCGAACTCTGGTGGTTGTGCCCAAGTCGATCGTCTCGCAGTGGCGCGACGAGATCAAAAAATTCGCGCCTCATTTGTCCGTCTGCGTGTTCGATGGGGCCAAGCGAGTCCTGACTGACGCGGACGTGACTATCGCGCCCTACTCGGTTCTGCCGACTCGCATCGGTATGCCAGTGTGCCCCCTGCTTCGCGTCCAGTGGGGCCGCGTCATCCTGGATGAGGGGCACGAGATTCGCAACCGCCGTTCGAAGACGCACATCGCAGCATGCGCGCTTTACGGTGCGATTCGGTGGCTCGTGACCGGTACACCCGTCTTCAACTCGATGGCTGACTTTGTGGCTCTGTGCGGTTTCCTCGGCCATAACCGCAAGGACGTGCAGGCCATCCCAGACTCGTACCGGCAGTTGTACGTCCTGCGCCGAACAAAGGCTGACGTGGCCAAGTACAACCCGCGGCTCGAGCTGCCCCCGTGCGATTTCGAGAATATCGAACTCGAGATGTACGACGAGGAGTTCAGCTTGTACCATGAGGTGTACGAGCGGGCCCAGGGGGTTATTCGCAATATCATGAATTCCGAAAATAAAGGCTTGCACCAGATGGAGCTGCTCGAGGCCCTGATGCGAACCCGCCAGGTGATGACGTGGCCTCAGGCTTACCTGAACGGTATCGCAGCCCAGTCAAAGACGGCACCGGACGAGTGGAAGGGGCGTTCGAAAAAGATGGAGGTCCTGCTCGACTCGATCACCGCACACCCGACCGAAAAGTCGCTCGTTTTCTGCAACTTCATCGGAGAGATGGATGAGATCCAAAGACGGCTCGGCGATCGAACAGTCTTCAGAATAGACGGTTCGGTCGACAAGACCACGCGCGACTCTTCGATCGCCGCCTTTACAACCTCGACAATCACACCCGCGCCAGTTTTCCTCATCCAGATCAAGGCTGGTGGTGTCGGCCTCAACCTGCAGGCCGCGACAAGGGTCTACATAACGGCTCCGAGCTGGAACCCGGCAACTGAGCTGCAGGCGATCGCGCGCGCTCACAGAACCGGCCAGACCAAGAAGGTGGTCGTCCGTCGGCTTGTGTACATGGGCAGTAACAGCGTGCCGAGTATCGAGCAGAGCATCATGGGACTTCAGGCCGGAAAAGCAGCCCTGAGCGCTGAGCTCCTCAAAGACCCCCGGCTCCTCGACCAGATCCAGAACGTGACGAAGACCAAGCTGAATATTAGAACACTCAAGAAGATCTTTTCTGTTTAATACAAGTGACCCTTCAAAATTCGTGTCCCTCGTTCGCCACGTCCTGTCTTAGATTGCCAAAACCCCACACAAACGAAGATGTCTGGAATTCTCACCATTCTCAACCGTCTCGAGGCTGCGACCGGCCGTCTCGAGAAGGAGGCTATCCTCAAGTCCCAGAGCTCGAACATGCTTCTCAAGGAGACGTTTCGGCTCGCACTCGACCCGACTATCAACTTTTATATCAAAAAAATTCCCGAGGCGTGCCCGCCGCTCACAATCGGCTCGCTCACACTCGCTGGCGCGTTCGAGAACCTCTCGCAGCTTTCGAGTCGCAAGGTGACGGGCGATCAGGCCAAGACCCACCTGGCTCGCACACTCGGGGCTCTGAACACGGATGACCAGGAGGTTCTGAAGCGGGTCATCGGCCGGAGCCTCAAGTGCGGTGTCAGCGAGGGCACGGTCGAGAAGGTCTGGCCGTACCTGCAGCTCAGCTACCCCTGTATGCTGGTCAGTCCTCTGGACTCCAAGATGAAGCTCAAGTTTCCTATGATGGCCCAGACCAAGATGGATGGGATGCGGTTCAACGCAGTGGTCGAGGCTGGCGCGGTCACCTACCGGTCTCGAAACGGCAAGGAGCTCGATTTGAAGGGTGTGCTTGATTCGGACTTTCTCGCACGCGCGAACGATTCGGACGTTGTGTTCGACGGGGAGCTCCTCATCTGGGGCACGGACGGCAAGCCGGTCGACCGCAAGACGGGCAACGGCCTGTTGACCAAGTTCCAGAAGGGAACCGGCACGGCCGAGATTGCGAAGAGGATCCGGGCGGTCGTCTGGGACCGTATTCCCTTGGTCGACTTTCGGGCGGGTATCTGCGTTATGCCATGCCAGACTCGGTGGTCCCTGATGGTTGCCGGGCCTTCGACCGATCTCGTGCGAGTCGCAGCGACCACGAGCGTCAACACACTTGCGATGGCACAGGAACTCTATCAGGAGAAGCTCGCAGAGGGTGAAGAGGGTATTATCCTGAAGAACCCCGAGGGTCACTGGGAAAACAAGCGGGTCAAGCACCAGGTCAAGATGAAGGCTGAGCTCGAGGCGGACCTGATGGTCACTGGGTTTCTCCCAGGCGCGGGAAAATACACCGGGAAGATTGGGTCGTTGCTGGTCGAGTCGGCTGACGGCAAGGTCAAGACGGCGGTGGGCACAGGGCTGAGTGACGAGCAAAGGGGGTGGGATTTCAAGACGGAGTTTGAAGGCAAGATTGTGGCCGTCAAGTACAACGCGCTCATCTCGGACAAGAAGACCGGAGACAAGAGCATGTTCCTGCCCGTGTTTATCGAAGTTCGGGAAGACAAGACCATAGCTGATACACTCTGAATAAAAATCCATCATTATATAAAATGACTGTCGGATCGCGCGCTCAGGTCTTCCATGGAAACGCGGATGTAACCGCAGGCGGGCTCAAGAAGAAGGATCTTAAGATGTGCAAGGGTGAAATTGTCAGCAAGGCCAAGTCCAAGGATGAGAAGAAAAACCCGTGGATAGTGGCGGTCGCAAAGGCCAAGAAGGAACTGGGCATCAAGGGCTTTGCGTTGGTTCAGGGCAAGCTTCTGGCCAAGGCTCGGGAGATTTATAAGAAATAAAATATATGTAGAATATAAATGCCTATGGATACATCCACCGTTATTGCCGGCGTGCTTCTGTGCTGCACGGCCGTTTTCTTAGTAGCGAGCACGTCCATCGCCCGTGAGTGCTATAACAAAAATGACACATTTTCCAAATCAAAGGGGAAGAACAGCCAGTATCTCAACTATATGCTTGCTCTGGGTGTATGTTGTATTCTGACATCTTTTGCCGTGATATATTTGGGAGTGAAACACGGTGACAAGGTTCAGGCGGCTATTACAGCAGCTGCGACACCTTGAATAATTAAAGATGAATAATATAATGGCAGCCGTCTATAACGGTCTTGCACAAGTTGGGCAAATTAAAGCCCAAGTTGGTCTTGGTATTTCTGTGTGTCTTGCGTTGAGTTTATGTGCATGGGGTGGTTCGATGATTGCTTCGGCCGCTAAAGATAAACACACGGCACGGACAAATGCCAGTATTAAATCGACGTCGTGCCCGGTGTCCTTTAACTGCCCCGTTGTTGCAACGTACGATGTAGGCGGACAGATGTACACGTGGTCAGGCACTATGCAAAGCCCGCTTCCATCAACAGTCACGGTGAACTATGATCCGGCAAAACCAGAAGATGCGGTCCAGACAAGGCCTTCATATGCATTCGGGGCAGGTCTCATTGGTTTTGCCATTTGTATGGTTCTTTTTGGCTATTTGATTTATTATTTGACAATGCAATATAAGCCACTCGCGGCTCTTCAGGGTGCGGATGCGGCTGCCGGAATCGCACGGGCAATCATATAAACGCACAGACGCCCTTCTGAAAAACAGGTTTCACCTCAGTTGGGGGGGGCGAGAGGGTCGCCACGTCCCCGTAGTACAACACCTGGTAGGCCCGCACTATGAGGCCCCAATTTCCATTATAAAAATAATTCGAATCAATGTCGACTATGCACGACAGTTCTTGCTCACGGAAGAGTCCTTCTTGAACCTCGGGCGAGACCTGTTTTGAATTTTCATCAAAAATATAAGTAGAATCATCAATCTTGAGTCTTAGGGTCGCACCTTTGAGGTTCGATACGAACGGTTCCTGCACAGACAACTTACTCTCGAGATCGCGCCACCAATTCAGAAATTCTTCGTTCGATATTTCCACCTGAAATGCCTTGTAGGACGATACACCCCATTTACACATTGAGCGCGGGATCTGAAACCTAAGGGGGCTCCCGTTCAATGTGTACTTGGAACGATCTTTTGTATGCGGGACTACATTTATTTTTAGTGTGTCAATCTGATTCCAGAAAAGCATCTTTTTTTAACCAAGACTCGATCCTCTAAGTAAAACTCTGAGATTTGTATGAACCGGTTCCCCGTGATGTGGGAAATTAATGTATGTTCCATTCGGAGATGTAATTTCCATCATGTAATCTTCACAATTTTCATTAAAAACATTTGTAAAATTATTAAATTCTAATGGCCTCTTGATCATGTGGAATCCTTCATGAAATACATGGAGAGATTTTGAATTTAAATTATAAATAATTCCATCATGAGATTTTAGGAGATACCAAAGACGCCATGCCTTTGCGGGGTCAATCTTCCCGGGAGGTAATCCCATGGCCCGTTTTGTATCAATGTCCATGTATTTTATTACATTTTGTCTTATATGTTCCATTAAATATATAATTTAATATTTCTTTATTACTCCTCCAAGCTTTCTTTTTTCGTATTCAATCCACCGCAAAAGTTCCCTTCTCAAATCATTCCTCGCTTTGGCATCTCTCTCAAGTTTATTCGGACTTGGCGCGGGTGGTATATACATTGAAATGACTCGCCCATTGCGAGTCTTGATGCGTCTTGGAGACGGTGTGCGCTTTGGAGACGGCGTGCGCCTTGGAGAGCTGAGGGCCTTTTCGACCCGTTCGACACGTGCCAATATTGATGCATTGAGTGAAGCCGCCTTCTGAGGGCTACGCCGTGCGATCGCCGCCAGAGATTTTGCGATCTCTTTCCGCTGAGCACTGATTGACGCGGCTTGGGCTGCGTAATGAGCTGCGTTGCGCTTCGGGGACTTGGCCTTGGGCATAGTTGATGCCGCAGCCTTGAAAAGGTTTGCAAAACTGTTCTTCATTTAGTATTATTACCAGATAATTTTAAATGATAGTTTGGGTTGTTCCATTTATTTCCATAAATTTTATTTAATTTATTTTGTAAAATTTTAATAAGATTTTTCAACCTGTTGGCGCGTACGCTCTCGTTTTCCAGAATGGCGGTCAATCTGGTCATTAATTTAACGGAATAAATTAATTCAATTGAGGTGGTATATTGTACGTTTGATATTTCGCGCGATGCTGCCCTTCTTCATTGTGTCGCAGTTTACGCTCCATATTCATGGCACGGGCCGCGTTATTTCTACGCCTCTGTGCGTTATTTATATTTTGTGATGCCTTATTACGCAGTCTACTGTTCGTCCTAGAAACATAACGTATTTCATAACCACCACCTATTTTAGGGGCAATATATGCAAGGCTGGGTTTTCCGAAGAACCCACCCGATTTAATATAAACCGGAAAACTTTTTCCATTGTTATTTACGTAAACTTTACTGGATGGTTTGTGTTTAAGGGTGTTGGTCAATTTGTATCTTAAAACAGCATTACTCATATCTATAATTTAACGCAACAAAATTACCCCGAGCACGCCTGGCAACTCTCGGGGTTGTCCCGGCGGCATGCGAGAACCACATCGGACACTGGAACTGTGACCTGCTGAGGTTTGGCCTTTGGGCGCGTCCTCAGATAGTACATGCCCGTCTTGAGCCCCTTCTTCCACCCGTACAAATGCATAGAGCTCAGCTTTGCCTGACTCGGATCCTCCATGAATATGTTGAGTGACTGCGACTGGTCAATATAGGCACCACGGTCTGCGCTCATATCGATGAGCGACTTTTGCGGAATCTCCCAGACGGTTCTGTAAATCTCCTTGACCCGCGGCGGAATATCGAGACCCTGAACAGACCCGCCGGCCCGGACAATATCATTTTTCACATCCGAATTCCACTTGCCAATCTTCTGCAAGTCTCGAACGAGATGCTTGTTGACCATGACAAACTCGCCGGCGAGCGTGCGACGCAGGTAGATGTTGGTCGTGTAGGGCTCGAACGCCTCGTTGTTTCCGAGAATCTGGGCGGTCGATGCGGTAGGCATGGGTGCGACCAGAAGCGAGTTCCGAAGACCCCATTTCACGATATCATCCTTGAGGCGGTCAAACCCGTGGTTGGTAATTCCCCACAGGTCAAACTGGAGCTTCTTGTCGTGTGCGGGAGACCCCCTGAACGTCTCGTAGGGGCCCTCCTCTTTGGCCAACAGACACGACTCTTCGAGTGCCGCAAAGTAGATGGTCTCGAAGATCTCCTTGTTCAACTGTCGGGCGACATTTTCGTCGAATGAAAGCCCGAGCATCATATAGACGTCCGCGAGACCCTGGACGCCGATGGCGATGGGCCTGTGTCGAAGGTTCGACCTCCGCGCCGGAATTGTCGGGTAGTAGTTGTTATCAATGACGCGATTCAGGTTGCGCGTAACGACCCGGGTCACCTTGGCGAGTTTATCAAAGTCGAACGATCCGTCCGCGACGAAAGCCGGCAGACTCAGAGACGCCAGGTTGCAGACGGCCGTCTCGTCCGGGTCTGAAACCTCCATAATCTCCGTGCAAAGGTTCGATGACTTGATTGTGCCGATATTCTTCTGATTCGACTTGTGGTTTGCAGAGTCCTTGTAGCACATGTAGGGCGTCCCGGTCTCGACCTGGGACTTGATCATCGCGTTCCAGATGTCCCGAGCCTTGACGACCCGCCGGAACTTGCCCTGGAGGACATACCGGCTGTACAATTCGTCAAACTCGCGGCCGTAGACATCCGTGAGCCCTGGGCATTCATGTGGGCACATGAGATGCCAGTCGTGGTCAGCCTCCACGGCTCGCATAAACAGGTCCGGGATCCAGAGCGCCGTGAACAGGTCATGGCACCGGGCCTCTTCGTCTCCTTGGTTGAGACGCAACTCAAGAAACTCCATGACGTCCGCGTGCCAGGGTTCGAGGTAGATGGCGAACGACCCCTTGCGCTTCCCGCCTCCCTGGTTCACGTACCGTGCGGTATTGTTGAAGACGCGAAGCATGGGGACAATACCGTCCGCGACCCCATTCGTCCCCTTGATCTTCGACCCTCGGGCTCGCACGTTCGAACAGTGAATACCGATGCCTCCGGACCATTTGGATATGTGTGCGCATTCCTTGAGGGTCTCGTAGATTCCCTCAATCGAGTCATCCTTCATGGCGACCAGAAAACAGCTCGACATTTGAGGGTTGTTTGTCCCGGCGTTGAACAGGGTCGGCGTCGCGTGTGTGAAGTACTTCTGGGACAGCAGGTCGTATGTCTCGCGGACACGTGGCATGTCACCCCCGTGAATTCCGAGAGCCACGCGCATAAACATGTACTGGGGTGTTTCGCCGACGTTCAGGTATCCCTTTTGGAGGGTCTTGATTCCGAAATATCCGAAAAGGTAATCGCGACGGTGGTCGATCCACGAGTCCATGTCGAGGGTCAGGTTTTTCATAAATTCGACACTGACGATGTTGTTCTTGTGAAGTTCGACCATGGCGTCGCTGAAAGTCTTTGGGCACGTCTTTTGGAGATTCGATACGGCGATTCGCATCGCCAGGGTCTCATAGTCGGGGTCTTCCGTGATGAGTCCTATGGCCACCTCTGAACTCAGATTATCAATCTGGGCCGTCGTAATTCCGTCGTACATTGAAGAGAAAACCTTCTGGGCAATCTTTGTCGGGTTGACCCCTGGGAGAGGCTCGAACTCTGGAGCCTCGTTGAGTCTCTGGATTCGACGGGTCACCTTGTCGAACAGCATTTCTTCAGGCACGGCATTGCGCTTGATGACCTTCATTGAGTAATAGGGGTCTCGTTTTTTTATCAGACCATTACAAATGTCTACAAAGTTTCTGCCTACACCATTGTCCGACGCATTTTTTTCAGATTTTAACAGGGAAATAATTCAACAGAAGCTCATTAGTGATATTAAGGACAAGACGGGGTACACCATTGATCGTCAGCCCGACGCGGACGTTCAGGGCCTCATGCGCAAGGTTTACATTAACATGGCATCAAACTATTACGACAATGTGCGGCAGCAGGTTGAGACTATGAACTCCAAGGTTCTGGAGGATGCCGAATCTCAGGTAATGACGGGTGTTCTCCAACAGATTGTGTACCTACAGGATATTTCTACAAATCCCATTCCGATTGATATACCTATTAACACGAGCACCTACGGAAACAAACTTCCTATAAATAACAAATATGGATTTAATCCTCGGTAAGAATAAATGACGAGATCTCTTGATGATATTCTCATTGGAGTTTTGATATTTTTCATACTCGAGCGGGTCATAAAGTTGATTAGTTGGGTTCTTGTCGAGCCAATGATTGGTGTTCAAGAAAACACAGAAAAAAAAGGTAAAATTTGGACCTCTGGTATTGAACTCGTCTTGACAATCATCGCTCTTTTGTTAGTAATAAAATTCCAGAAAAATCTCGCAAAACTCGCAAAAGTAGCTTAAGGGGCTGGTGCGTCTTCTACACAAGGAATGAATCGCTATCGCGACGAAACCGCTGAACTATGTAAACGCAAAGGTTGGGACAAGGCCCCCATCAGCACAGTATGGATGCTCTACACCGAGGAGAGTGGCGAGCTCGCGAGTGCTATTCGTCAGAACCAGCATTTGTACAGAAAGACGGGTCTGAAGAAGGATCGCGGCATTGATGTCGTTATGGAGATGGGTGACGTCTTCAGTTACCTGTTCCAGTTGGCTCATATGCTGAATATTGATTTAGATGAGATGTGGGAACTTCACAGGGCCAAGGTTCAGACCAAGAATTATTCGTCAGTGGAAAAAAATATACGAGTTTATTAATGGCAACCGCCTTTATGATCAATGACTGCAACAAAATTAACGCCATCAACCCTTTCACAGCCACGAACACTTTTGGCACGCCATCAAACGGTGGGTTTTATGACGGCCCCGACGGGACATTTGTTGTGGAGCGCGATGAGCGCCCTATGGAAATGAACGACCCGAATGAAGATCTGACATTTTTCACGCCAAATCACATCAACCGTTCAGGCCCTCTTTATCTCAAAGAGGAGGCGCCGAGCCCGGCCCCGTTCCTCGGGTTTCCAGCGCGTAAAATGGAGTTTCCGGACATGGTTACGACCACGTGGTACCGCCCAGGGCTGAGCAAGCCTTCTTCGAGGCCGGGCACTTCATGCCAGCCTATGCAGTGGAAGGGTCACGCAAATAAAGAAGGTGATTTGATAATCATGCTTATTTTTGCGGCTCTCGTGATCTATGTCCTTTCCAAGGTTAAATAGGTGAAACCTTTGCCGCCACGACCTTTACGAGGTTCTTTTCTAGGGTATCTTTTTCATTACGAATACGCTGTTGCATTTTCGTACACGAATGCTTCTCAAGTTGAATGCAGTTGACACAGAACACCCCTGTGCACTCCTTACACTTGAGAATCCTCGACTTGTGTGGGCACCTCGGCTCCATCTTCTTTCTGTACTTCACAAACGACCTCTCTCTTAAACAGGGGATCCCATGGAATTGGATCGTTCAGAACTTCACAGAGTCCGCTTTCGCGCCCCTTGATCACCTTGTCCCACACGGCTTGCATGATGGGCAGCTTGGCCTTGAACCATTCACGGTCTCGCTTGACCCGTGTCACGACGAATTGTTCTGGGATGGAGACTCCGTTCTCATCGGGAGCACCGGCCGGCTTGTACTGCACAAAGTCACAGTCCTCAAAGTCCAGAATCTCGAGCAAGAGCTGAATCTGAGGCATGTAGTACACCGGAACCTTGTTTTCAATTTTGCGAGTCAAAGGACATTTAATCTCGAGCAAAATACCGTCGTCCGTGATGCCGTCGGCCGAACCCCCGATAAAGGGATAGTCCCGGTGTTGAACAAGTCCAATTTCGGTGGTATTTTTCCCAAACCTCGCATCGTACAAATCACGTACGAAAGGCTCAAGGAGTGTGCCGTGCGCCGTGGCGGCATTTCCGGCCCATTTTGTCTTCAGGACCTTTTTACGGACGAATGCATCCGGAGACTCGTAATGGTTGTCCCCGACGGCCGATGCGACGTCGCTCGCTGTAATCATATTTTCACGAAGTTCCAGCCATTCGTCCGTCCTCTGGTCGGCGTATTTCGCCTCCTTGAGTTGCTTTACTCGTTCCAGGAGCTGGGACATTCTTTCCCTTGAAACGAACGTCCGTCTTAAGTACAATTTCGGCTGCGTTTTGTTCAGCCTGCTTTTTGGTCGTTGCATATCCAAATCCTTCCCCGTGGCCATCGACCACAACCTGAATGCAGAAGATACCGGCCGGGGTCGTGTTGGCCAGTACATAATCTGGAAGGGGATATTTTAGAGCCTGGCACCAACGCATAAGCTGGTCCTTGTAGTTGTCGTCGACGAGAGATGTTTTCACCTTTTTGAAACTTTCGAGAACAAAATTCTTGGCGTGAACCATCCCCAGGTCTATGTAGATGGCTCCGACCATGGCCTCGAAGACATCCTCCATAATGTGCTCGTTTGTGTTCCAGCCGTTGCGCTCGCCCTTCTCGTCCATCATAATATATTTATCCAAACCGAGAACTTTGGAGATTTCACAAAGCGTCTTCCCCCGGACCATCTTCGTGCGCGCCTTGGTCAGAAAACCCTCCTGCTCCTTCTCGTGCAAGTCGAACAAATGCTTGGTGACGATAAATCCGAGTACTGAATCTCCCATGAACTCAAGGGTCTCGTAAGAACCCTCGAGGCCTTCGTAACGTTTCAGCGCGCTCTTGTGAGTGAAAGCCCGCTGATACGTTTTTATATTTTTGATTTTTGTTCCCACAAGTTCATTTAGAAATTCGCGAGATATTTGTTCCATCTTTCTTATGATATGAAGCAACCTTTTAAGCCGCCGCAGGTTTCGCGACCTTTGGGCGAACCTTCTTCTCCTTTGGGGCCTCGGTAGTCTCTGGGGCCGGGGTTGGATCCGGAGCCGCCTTGGGCTCCTTGGGAGGCTTCACCTCCTTGGGCTCCTTGATGTAATGGGGGTTGATGAACTTCTGGATATTCAGAAAGGTCACCTGGATGCCCTCGGGAACCTGCAGCAGGTCCTGGAGCGTCGCATCCATGGCAATCTTCTGGCCATTCTTCAGGCCCTTGGCCTCCACATACTCGTTCACCTTGCGAGTCACCTGGGAGCGAGACATCAGGTCCTCGGGACCCAGGTTCAGAAAGGCCCGGAGCTTGTCGGACAGCTTCAGGGGCTTGTTGAAACCATTATTGGCGGCGCGAGCCTTAGCCTTCTCACCCTGAGGATCCTCCATGTGCTGACGAATCTTGCGCATATCCTTGCGCAGTGCCTTAATCTCCTTCAGCAGGTCATTGATAGAAGTCTGGTCCATTGTACTATACACGGGACGGGTGGCTTTAAGCCAGGAATGCTGCTACCAGAATCAGAATTAACAAAAATCCTGGGAATATGAATAGCTCCCAGACTGGCATAATTGGTCTCACCGGGGCTGACACTTCCATAAATGGAGCCGCTCCAGGGATGGTACTGGGCTTATCTGACTGGGGTAAATTTACATTGAAACCTTCTGGTAAAGTTTCAGAATACTGAGACGGGTCAATATGAAAGCGGACACCTGCGACTGTTTTGTTGCATAGACCCCCGCAACACCCAATATCGCACGGATACACAAGACCATTCTGCTTGTTCACGTATCCGCAAACTTTCGAAGATGGATCCATTTCATCAGGAAGACATAAGCAATTTTTTAAAACAAACTCCCCACGGCACGTAAACTTCGCGCTCATCTAACTATAAAGAATATAATAATTATTGATATACAATGGAGTATGGAACACCACAGAAGTTGCCAAATGGCCGTTATTTCCTAAAAATTAGTTCAGCCCGTCACCAGGTCAATGGTCTTGTTCTCCAGGATGGCCTGACTTCCAAGTCTGTCACATTCAAGGTTGAGGATCCGAGCCTTTTTACCAAGATTGATGCTGAGATTATCGACAAGGCCAAGGAGTCCAAGGTGGAGTGGTTCAGGAAGGAGAACCTGAGCGATGAAATTATTTGCGCTGCATATCAGGAGAGCATCACCGACAGCACGCTCGACGCGACCCTGCTGACTGTCAAGGGTGAAATAAGGACTCTGGCCTTTGATACCCAGAAGACTCCTATCGAACTCCAGGCGGTGGCGGCCGGCACGAAATGTGACGTCGTCCTCGAGCTGTCAGGCCTTTGGTTTTTGAAAAAGTCGTTCGGACCCATCTGGCGTGTAATCCAGGTTCGCACCAGGACCGCGCCCAAAGTTCATCCGACCAGGGAATATCTGTTCACCGATGAGCCAGCCGATGAACAGGAGGCTGATGATCCGGCAGACTATCTTGACATGGATTAATTTATTCGTATCTTAATATAAGATGAATCGCAAGCGTCTGGCCATAATTCTGCTGGTCGTAATTATTCTGTTCCTCCTTTTCGGTGGCCGTCGCAGCGGATTTTCTGGGTCAGCACCGGCAGTCGCCATCTCCGGAACTCAGAACGTGATGACGACCAATACCGTGATGGCTCCAGCAGTTGCAAATGCGGCACCAGTTCCTCAGGCGCCAGGTGGTGGCGAGCCCGCCGCTATAGATGACGGCATTTCCTCAGCAGCACTCATTCCCCGCGAGGTGATTGGAACTGACGACTTTGGCCAGTACGACCCGAGCGCCATCCTGTCTGGTCAGACCTACCTGGATCCCAGGAGCCAGATTGGATACCCAGAGACTCTGGGCGGTGTCCTGCGCAACGCCAATCGCCAAGAGCGGTCCGAGCCCCTGAACCCCCGCGACCCAGTGAGCATCTTCAACCTCAGCACGATCCCGCCTGACATTATGCGCCCCAAGTTTGAGATTGACTTTGAGTACCAGTAGGGAAACTCGAAGAGTTTCCCGGGCGTCAAACACGCCAGAATAACCTCCAAAACAATAGAAATGGAGTTTAAAACAGCAACGCAAGAGTGGATAGCCCTCAAGGCTCAACTCCTCGCAGCTCGCAAAGATCTCTCCACGTTGAATTCACGTGAAAAGGAGCTTCGCAAGTTTGTGACTGCACACATGGCTCAACACGAGATTGATACTATCAATGTTCGCGATAAGATCAAGGTAAATTACAAAAAATCAAAAAAGAAGGGCTCTCTAACGAAGGATGTCATCAAGGCTGGTCTGCGGTCATTCTTTGGAGGAAACGAGGCCCAGGTCGAGGGTGCATTCCAGGCTATTTTGGATTCGGCTCCCGTGAAGGAGACGGGTGGTGTCACCGTGACTGGTCTAAAGCTATAGACCGTTTATTACTAAAGTAAATATGGGTATCAACGACGAATACTCTAGAGATGCGTACAATTATGATTTAGCCTATGATTCGGACGAAGGGCCCGAGGTGCCCGACCCTCTCAGCCCGGAAGACTGGCAAGACTGGTATTCGGAAGAACTTTTGGACGCATGGATGCGTCTAAAACACTATCACGACTCGAACTATATACGAACCACCGCAACATACCCCAAGTTTGTTCAATTTATAATTTTGCAAACTAAAAATTCAATTTCTGACTGTCCAACGGGGACAGAAGAGATTCTGTGGAACCTGATATCGAGTATTCCGGTCGTTCAAGAGAATGTCCTTGATGTTCAATTTTTTCATTGGGTTCGACAAAATATAGATCACTATAGTAATGTTTGACATCACCGGGCCAAAGGTTTTTGTCCCGGCTCTTCTTTTTGCTCTTCTGAGCCCCGGCCTTTTCACGAGCTTTCCACCAGGAAGGTCTCTTCTCGTACAGGCCGGGTTTCATGCAATTATATTTTCAATTTTAGATTATATAATTTTGAAATATGTCACAAAGGTGACTGTCACGAAAGCGGACTTCATCATGCCCATGATACTGTTCGTGCTACTGACGCCCCATCTGATCTTTTCACTTCCGCACGACGGGGGAATTACCCCAGTCGCGGTCCATGCCACTCTGTTTGCCATTCTGTTTGCGGCGATACGCGGGATATTTCCAGAGTATTATTAATTTTAATTATTAAGAATGGTCAAGTACCTGGCCATAGGACCCGGATCTATGGGGTTTTACGTATACCTCGGTGCATTAGCAAGACTGAAAGACAAGGGACGCCTCAACAACCTCTCTGAAATATCAGGGGCATCAGCCGGAAGTCTTTTGAGCTTTATGTATTGCTTGTTTAAAGGAGATACAAAGAGAATACTCGAGAAATCTGTGAGTATAAACGTCAAAGAGCTTATGAAACCGAATATAAAAAGTCTTTTAAAGAATTTTGGGCTCGTCCCTTTGAAACCTTTAAAAAATGTTATTTCTGAGATTTGCTCGGCAGAGACTGGGAAGTCTGACATTACATTCAGGGAGCTCTATGAACACTTTCCGATAAAACTCTACGTGACGTCTTATTGTGTCCAGCTTCAAAAGACCATGTACTTCAATACGGATACGAACCAGGATATGAGCGTCATTGACACGGTCTGTGCGAGTATCGCCGTCCCATTTCTTTTTTCAAGTTTTCGGATGAGTGATGGAATGAATTACATAGACGGAGGATGCATGGAGACGACACCGAGCGATCCATTTGTAGGCCGTGAAGAATGTCTGGCGCTTCAGATTGACTGGCACGTCATTGCACTTGATCTCAAGAATATCAAAAACTATGCAATTGCTTTACTTTTTGCAAACATGTCACTTCGATACAATTACCCGTTACCGACTCACAAACTTTATATAGAAGATGACGTCTTTGATTTCGGTGCGTCCAGTGAGTCTAAGATTCGCATGTACACAACTGGCTATGCCCAAGAATTTTCTGGATAGATTGTACGATGCACGCAGACCTCCGCAAGGCGCACATGCGCACACTTTCAGCCAAGCGTATATCAGTCAAGGGGACGCCGTCGCGCCCAGGGTACTCGTACGTCCGCAAGGCCAAGACGGTCCGCGTCAAAGGGCAGCCCGCTTATGACGTCGGGACCATCGGCCGACCCAAGAGCCTCATCGGCCCCCTCAAGCACGGGATGTTGACCAAGTTTGGGTACCACCCCGTAGAGGCAATGACCAACCGCCACAAGGCGTTGATGCTCGCGATAAATAAGGGTAAGGAATTGCCCCTGGCCGTCTTCCGTCGGCTCATGGCCATCAGCACGCTCACAAAACGCATGGCACCTCGGGCCCACCGCATATACAAACAGGACGCCAAATGGATCCGGGTCAAGTATGCTTCGCACTTCAAAACACCTCTCAAGTAATTTTCTGAGTGTAGTGTAATGAATAACTCCTCGACGCGTATTCAACAACTTCAAAATATGATTTCTGCAAATAAAAATAACAAAATTTCTCTCGCAACAATCATAGGCCATGGAACCCTCCTCCCGTCAAACTCTCTTTTTACAGTTCCGGATGATAAAATTATAATATTCATTTCTCGCCCAGGGTATTATATTGCATTGAGACTTTTGAAGGAAAGTCGAATGATGTCTCTTATGCAGAGCAAGACTAAACTGCGTCAGCTTTTGACCGATAGACTCTCGGCCGAAAATACCCCAAGTATTATAACTGGGAGTAAATGGAACTGGAAGAGGCACATTTATGGACCCGGACAGCCCGCTCCAAACATGGGACTGGAACTGTATGACAATACCGACTCATCATGGGGTCGCTGGTACAACTCACTGTGTGGGTGGAAATTTGTCGGAGAGCCTTCTCTTCATAGAACCTATGGCCAGCGTATGAATAGTCTGCAGCAGTTGCTTATGGATATAAAGGGCCCTGCGGTAGTTTTCGTTTTTGGGTGTCGCGGAGATCCAAATACGGCCGAGGGAACGGCGCGTGCTTTCCAAAACCGCGGGCGCTTTGGCCGTCAGAACTACCGTCTCCCACCGAGCTCACTCGTTTCGGCGACTCGCGCACATGAAGAAGGTGTCGCACGATATCACGCAAAGCGCGTGCGTGGTTTCGGGCTGTCTTTGAGAAAAGAAAAGGTTGAACCATCGGCAAAGAGGCGGGCTCCATCTGGAAGAATGAATATGTCTGTAATGAAAGTTGCTCGAAATATCAAAATAAATAGGTTTGTCAAGTCGCACCACCGAGCCAATATGAATAATACGGCCCTGGCAAACGCGGCAAAACGCAAGCGAAACGCCAATGGTCTCAACTACACAAATGCAGAAATAGCCAACGCTATACGCCGTCTTAAAAACAGTAAAGCTATTTGAATTAATGAAATCTATCGCCGAGAACATCTGGGCCTCGCTCGGCCCGGGTTACTCCGAATCCGTCTATCACTGCGCGTTCGAAGTCGCCCTGCGAAAACAAGGCATCTTCTACGAGACGGAGCGCATCGTCCCGGTTTTTTACGACGGCCAAAACGTCGGCCACGTCCGGGCCGACCTCATCATCGACCGAAAGGTAGTCATAGAACTCAAGTCGGTAAGCAAACTCAATGAATCTTACCGAATTCAGACCAGAAACTATATGGACCTCTTAGGTCTCGATCATGGCATCCTCATCAACTTCCCGGACAAGGTCGGCCCTATCGAATACGAGGAATTCTGGCGCCAAAAGCCTCCTCTCGACCGGATTGATTGCTAACTATTTATTTTTAGGTCTTTTTTTATTTTTAGGAATATCATTTATAGGAATTTCAGGAAAAACATATGAACATTCTGAAATCTTTTTACATCTGTTAACAAACGTTACAGGATCGTAACAAGCTTTCATTATATTACAGTGTGTGCAGCACGATACACTGTTATCTATAGTGTAGTGACCATGACTATCGAGTCTATCTATACCATTTACCTGCTTTTCAAGGTCTATATATCCACAATATATACATGGACTTGTTATAAGTTTAATTGCAAAATCGTTTTCAAGATTCCATGAAATATTCCTAACTTTTGCACTTCTTTTCATTACTTCTACTTTTGTAGTCACACACTTCTTGCGTTTTGCTTGTATATTTGCGTTGTAAGATTTTTCATCCTTTTCCTTTTCACGTTTTATCCACTCGTGTTGAATTTTTAACTGTTTCTTTTTCACCTCATCTGGATCCTGAGATTTGAGCCAATTGTTTCTGTACTCTTTTACTTCCGGTTTGTTAGACCTCTTATTCGATTTGTCTCTACACTTTTTACATAATTTGCAAATTTTATTTCTAGAATTCAAGAATTCTTCTTTGGCCTGAGGAAGTCTTGAACAGTTTGAACATTGAATTAATTGATCATCCATAATAGTAGTATATAAAAACTTTACATCTTTAGCTATTGAGTTTTAATATATTCCCATTCAAGCTCCCCGCAAATCCCTTTCCATATTGTATCTTGGATATAGAGCTTCTCCTTGGATTTCAAGAGGGGAAAGCACGGCAGATATTCATCCTCGCCGAGCAGTTCGCACAGTTTATAAAGAACGTACGAGTAGCTCAAAAAGTTCTTTCGATTGGTCGGTTTATGTTTCTCGAACGGTGCCTGTATTTTGTGAAACATGAGACGAAGCTTGTCCTCGAGAGTCTGGGGCATGGTTGGCGGTTGGACGCCGCTCAGCATGGTTGCTATATAGGGCGCGTGCTCGTAATACTTGTTCTTGTCGAGTTTCTTGAGAAGACCCCTGACCTTTTCGTGAGTAATCTCACCGACGTCTTTAATCTTCTGTTTCTTGAATTCGGCTCTGAGTTGGTTCAATAGCTCCTCCGGAACACTCGTCGACTCCTTGGCCTGAAACTGACTTATCCATTCGTTGAAATGATTTTCACGCTTGTATGAATAAATAATGTGCTTCTCGGTCTCTTGTTCTTCCTTGAACCCGAGCTCATCTTCTTGGTACCGTTCGGCCAACCCGCAGTTTTGACAAATCTCGTCAGCCTCGGCCTCGTCTACAATCTTGCTAAAGAATAAACCGCACCCGGCACATGGTCGGACATGTCTCTGTGTTATTCGCATGTCAGTCTCGCCCTCAATTTCATCCATGTATCGTGTGTAAATTTCTTTCCGTTGAACCCCCTTGCGTACCTTGAGCTGGACTCCGAGGGCTCGATGCGTCGTCTCGACCTCTTCTTGAGCTTCATCGGTATACTCCTTTATGATTGAAAAACACGAGAGGAGGTAGTCTGCCATCTCCTCTTGTGATTTGCATTCCTGCATTCTTGAATCAAATTTGGCCTCCATGTTTCCTTAAGTTCTAATTACTTTATTCCGTAATTTTTGGCGCTAAAAAGAATTTTAATTCTCCCAAGTTTGCAATTGTATATCTGAAGATTATTGGCATGTCTTCGTTCACCGAATCCTGCATAATCTGTATGCTCGAGCACATATTCGTCGCCTTGGTATACAAGCTAATGTACTTGAGACTGAACGACCCGCCGGTCCGGTCGCATGGCGGCGCGTCAGGGTACTTGATGACGGTCACTTGGTCGGCAAAGTCTCCATTACAACTGAGCTCAATCTCGTGCCCATCGCGCCAGATATTCATCTCTGTTCCCAGGTTCGACATGTCTCTGACAAACCGCTGAAAGTCTATGCTCGGCATTGTTGTCACGACGTTCATCTGAATGTCAGGAAACTCGAGCATGTCCTCGTTGATGTCGAGGAGTTTCAGCTTGAAATTTGTCATTGAATTCTTTTCAGGATTTTCAATTAAAAATTCCATAATATCTCTCCCGGTTGCCTTGATGGTGAGGGTATCGGCCGTAGTAATAGACTTGAGGAGCTTGTGGACGTTGGCCATGTTCAGGCCTGCGATGAGTTCATCCTCGCATTCATATTCTTCAAAGTTTTCAGCCGGAAGAGTCATCTGGACCAGGGTGACTCGGGCCGTATCAAGGGTCAGAATCTTGACACCCTCCTTTGTAAAATAGACATTCACGTCGTTTATAATGTCTTTGAGAACCTCAAACACAGACTTTACGGCTGATGCCTGAATAGTCTTTAGTCTCATTTAGTCTGTCTAAACTTATTGGCTTTAAGTCCTGTTCAGAGAAGCCATGGCATCTGTTACAGAACGGGAAATTCTTGCTTCCAAATCTGGCGTCAATTCGGGCTGGAGTGATTCTCCATATTGCTCAATGTCGAACATGTTTGCGTGACACGATGATCCATCCAGGTTTGAGCAGAACCCTGGAGTCGTGTCCCATGATATGAATTCGATCGGAATCATTGAGTCGAGCCATGTCCTGACTTCCCGGCCGACATGCATCTGCCCCTCGTTCGTTATGAGGGTCGGCACTCGTGTAATTTTAGACGACGGCACTCCCTGGGTCGTAATGTCGTGAAATCGTACAATTCCTTGAAGAACTGGTTGGGTCTGTATATATTTAATAGTTTCTTGTGAAAATTTACAATTTTGGGAAAACACGAGGAGTGCCATTGGTATTGACTAATCTTTTTCGTCTCAAATATTTTCGCACCAAATACTAATGGAAGAAGAGTTTTCTTTTCTTGTGCTCCTGGGTCTAATTATATTTTTCATCTGGTACTCAAGTGGGGAGAGTCAGGCGGCGAAATCCGCTAAATCCGCGTCGACCTCACTGCTTGCATCAGCAACGGATGTCGCCCCCCTGGATACTTTTGCTGAGGCTCCAGTCCCTATGGATGTGATACAGGCTGTGATTGAAGAGTTCCAGTCTACCCAAGAGGACATGGTCCCAATAGAGACTCTGTACTTCAAGTCTGTGAGTGAAGGTGTGTATTCCGCCCGGCTCATGTTTATGAACACTCGTCATTACTTTGGCCAGCAGTTTGATATACAGGCGACGATATCACCACTCGGAGAAGTCACTATAAATAAAACCGAATCAACCTCAGATCCAATTTCCTATGTGAATTCCTATAAGCCAGACTCGTATCAGTCGTACGTGGGCATCGATACGAGCCTAGACCAGCAGACCAAGACTGCATTGGACTCGATCCGTGGAACCAAGTTTCAGGAAGACTTGACAAACTCGTTTAATACATCCTTCAATAGTCGTCTGAGTCAGAAGGATCTGCTGACCCGCGCTTCGTTGGATACTGAAAAGATAAACTTTTAAATTAGATATGCAGGCCAGGGAAATTGTGGCCCGTGAAAAGAAAAAAACTGACGTGCTCAAGCAAACCTATAAAGCAATGCTTGAACAGTTCAGTCGGCGCATCCGAACCTCTTCCGATTTGGGTCAGAAAATGTCTATATTGACTGTTCCGCCGTTTATTGTAGGGTTTCCAAAGTATGACATCGCCAAGGCTGTCATGTACATGTGCCGCCAGCTCGAGCGTTTGGGCTACACGGTGAACCTCGTGGGCCCGTTCGATATCAAGGTTGTGTGGTCTGCGAGAAAATCAGCTGCCGATGAGCTTCCAGTAGAAGATGAAGCACCCGACATGTACTTCCCGAGCCTCGTGAATTTGCATAAAGCCGCGGGAAAGATTCGAGTAAAAAAGAGTGCCTAAGCAGCAAGTGTATCCCCGCGGGAAAGATTCGAGTAAAAAAGAGTGCCTAATACTAATGGATCTTCTGAATGAATCCGAGCGGCGCTTTACAAAGAAGCTGTGCCATGCTATGATTCCAGTCATGATTGAGGCTTTTTGGGAAATTTGGCTCGAGGCCAAGAAGGTTTCCCAGGGCAAGAATATGACTCGAGTTTTTCAAGAGTTGCTCCGGGACGTCAAGACCTGGAACGCCTCCATCTCAAATAAGAACACAGAGGCAATCATAAAGAACAACTCTCTCTTTCCGAGCCTTCTCGCAGCCGTCTTTGTTATTCAGGTCAAGATCCTGAGTTCTATTCGGACCGATAAGAAACAAAAGAAGATTTGCATCAAGCTTCCGGGGAATGAGATTTTTGTCCAACGGTGCTACGAAAATTGTGCCCGGAATTTGTACGACGATCCGATAATCATCACAGAATCAAACACGGACGAGTTCCGTAAGGCTGAGCTGTTCCGGCGTTTTACGGCTGAAATTGCGGACGTCATTGAGGCACTCGTGCCGACGGCTGAGATTTTGAATACCTACCTCCCCCTCCCGGCCGCGGGCGAAGACTTTGATCTCGAACACGAGGAAGAGGAGGCGCCTATCGAGGACGAGGACGTCCCGGACATTGAGGGTGAGCCGGAAGCCGTCCCAGAAGGCGTACCCGGCATGGAGTTTGGCAAGACTCCAGAGGGGGTTGACACGACCGTGACGGTCAATAACACGTTGACCCCTCCAAATGTCCCAGGCGCAACACCCGGAGAGACGCCGGTCGATCAGAACCTCTTTGACGACGCACCAACGGGCCCCCCTCGCGGAACCCCTACACGCATACAGAAAATTGGCCAATAAAACATGTTAGGAAATACCAATGGATCAAATGCTCAGGGAACCTCTGAATGCGGCACTGGCAGCCGCCGCAATCACATGTGTATACGTTTACGTGAAAAATAAGATGAACGGTGAAGAAAAGGTTAAAAATTCTGAATATTTCAAGCCCGCCTTTTTGGTTGCTCTCCTTGTGTATTTTTTGACGAGTCGGTCACGTGGAACTCACGAAACTCGTTTAACTGAACCTTTTTAAGTTAAGGAATATATACATTTGTAAAATACAATGACAACAGTCAAGGCATTTAATGAAATGATGGGTCAATTTATTGACGACGTCCTTTCAGTTTTTCCAGACGATCTTGCTATTCACATGGCGAAGGCCAAGCCCTGTGACTATCAGACTTTTATGAAGCAGGTTGGCCCATGGGCGTCTCAGCTCATGTCGAAGGATCCGGCGTTTTTCTGCGAGGAGAATGAGTTTGCCAAGTCTCTGTACCTTCACAAGCACTGGAACGAGCCCGAGTGCACGGCTTCAAATAAGGATGCAATTTGGCAGTGGCTTTCTTCGCTGTATATGATTGCCATGACTCTGAACATGTTCCCTCCGGAGGCTCTTTCGCAGATTGAGGCTGTTGCTGAGAGTTGTGCGAAGAATATGAAAGGAAGTGGCGAAATGGATATGATGGCTGGAATGAATAGCATGCTCAGTTCGTTGATGAGCGGAGGTGGTCCGCTTGCGGGTCTCATGATGGGTGGTCCATCTCCAGCCGCCCTCCCTCCTCAGACGCCCCGGCCCAAAAAGAAGAGCAACAAAAAATCTCGATAGAATATAGGAATGGATCTCAAAGAAATATTTAATTCAAAAGAGGTTCTTATTTTTTGGCCAACTTCTTCCCAGAGCGCCAAGCAGAGGACCCTTGCAACGACCCGTTTCATAATTTATGCCACGTGCATAATTTACCTCATTCAGCGGGACCCGCGTATTTTTGCACTTGGAGCTCTTGTCCTGGGTGTATTGTACTACCTTTACATCAATAACATGATTACAGACGGAAACGTGAAGATTGCAAACGGGCGTCAGGCGAACATCTTGAGCCCCGAAGTCAGCCTCCCGACCCGTCAGAACCCTATGGCCAACGTGCTTATGACTGATTATGTCGATGAACCAGACCGTCCTTCAGCCGCGTGGTATCCCAGCGTGCGAACCGAGGTTCAGCAGGAGTGGTCAAAGATTCACCCGTTTGAGAAAATTCGCGATGCAGAGCGCAACTTTTACACCATGCCAGTGAGCACAATCCCAGGCGACCAAACTGCTTTTGCCGAGGCTTCCTTCGGTAAAAAGTTTTACCCCATGTGCAAGGACCAGGGAGGAACAGCATGCGACCCAGACAACTTCAACTTCCACTTCCCAGAGACGACCCAGATGCGTGGCGGAAACGGTGGAAGCGGTCGCTAATAATATTCCGATCCTATAGTAATGGCACCGACTCTGTCTACCAGCGGTCTCGTCCTCGAAGAGCAGATCTGGCAGGGACCTGCCCAAATTACTCTCGAGGATATTGGAAAAATCACCAGTGAGCTCGTTCCAGAGCCCACCACGGCGTGGCGCAAGAATATGACCGAGCAACCATATGATTTCCCTAATACCTATTGCGACCCCGCCCTTGTTCCCATTACCTGGATGAAATGGGATCCCATCAGCACGTACACGGTTGAACAGAATACTATTTTTGATCAACACTATCTCCAAAAGAAATAATTAGATATAGTATATGGATCCTTTGGCTATTGCAGCTATTGTCGGTCTTGTGTTTGCAGGCAAAAAATTGAGCGAAAAGAGTGAAGATTCCATGGTTGTCTACACTCAGGACTCACCAGTCATGCCTCCAACCACTCGTTCCATAACTCGCCGCGACGTTGATATGATGGCAAATGCACGTGATCACGAGAAGGATGCCTTTGATTTGAAGCCTATGAATCCAGAATACGGCCGGCGTATCGGAGATTGGCGCATCGATCCCAAGGCGACTGGAATCCCATCGCTTCAGGACAAAAAGCCCGATGCGAAGGTTTTTCCGCATGGTCAGCCCGTCTATAACCTGTACGAGCGCGAGTACATCACGAATAAAATGAATAATCTGCAACCCATCGAACGGATCCACGTCGGCCCAGGTCTCGGGTACGGTGCGAACGTGGCGGCCGCAGGCGGTTTCCACCAGTTCTTCCGCGATTTGCCAGTCAATGTCAACGAGGAGAAGCTCACGACCCTCGAGGGGCGCGATGGGCCTCCCGCATTCTTCGTACCGAACGGAGGCCCGGTTCCGCTCGGCCTTGTCAGTCACGAGGCGAAGGACACCAAGACCATTTACCGTGCACCTATTCAGAGCAGGGCAGAAGGACAGGGAGGGGCGGTCACCAAGCCCGAACTTCGCCCCGAGTTTATGAGGATGCAGCGGTCAACTATTCGCCAGGAGACCGGGTCCCGAAAGGATACTCTGAGCGACGGCCCTGGACAGTACAATGTTGCACAGCCTTACGCAGAGGGTGGCGAGTGTGCCTATACGAACAAGGAACTCACACGTGTGAGCGGCGATCGATCCAAGCCTGATCGGGCCGGAAACGGTCAGCGTATGAATGTTCGAAATGACCCAGTCAACGCAGGTGGGGCTGTTTCTCAGCTCCGACCCGAGACTATTGCATTCCCAGTCGGTCCAGTCAACGCAACCACAGGCGGACGTGTCCAGCAGTATGTCGATGCCAGGTTCTACAAATTTAACGAGAAGAAGACGGCAATGCAAAACAATCCATATGCATCCCCTCACGCACTGGATGTCGCGATCCAGGCGCTCGATGGAAACCCTGTTTCGCTCCCACCCCTTGCGGTTGTTTAAGTCACTCTAAAAAAATATAAGTCCAATGATAAATGAGCGGTGGTATTGTGAAACTTGTCGCTACTGGCGAGCAGGATGCTTGGCTGACCGGCAAGCCCGAAGTCTCATTTTACCGGTCAATGTATCGCAAATACACTCACTATGCAAACAACGTCGAGCGCCAGATCATCCAGGGCTCGCCATCTGCAGGTGGTATGTCTACGATCCGTTTTGAGAAGAAGGGTGATCTTCTCAGCTATGTCTATTTCACGGTGACCGACAACAACGGTTCCATAATTACAAATATCGATTGGACTCAGATCTTTGACAAGTTTGAGCTTCTCATTGGTGGCCAGGTGATTGACACCCAGGATATCGAGTACATGACTGATATCGAGCCGGTTGTCGGTGCGCAGACCTTTTCCCAGCGTCTGCTGAACCTGAACTCTACGACCGTCAACAACCAGAAGGCGACATTCCTGCCTCTCAAGTTTTTCTTCTGCAAGGACTGGTCGGTGTCCATTCCCCTCGTGGCTCTCCAGTTCCACGATGTCGAGATCCGCATCACCTGGGCTTCTACCCTCTCGAGCACCATCAACATAAACGCAGGAACCCTCGTCCAGAACGCCCAGCTGAACTCGAACGTTGTGCCGACCTCCGAGGCGAACGTCTCGCTCGTGTCCTTCATGGCTTTGTCCTCGAACGTGGCCAACGTCACCATCCAGCAGACGACCGGCCCCCTCTTCCCGGGCCACATTCTGGCCAACGTCTCCATCTCGAACGTGTACACCAATCTGGCGGTCGTTCAGACGTTCTCGAACGCCCTGACCTACAACTCTGGTTTCACATCGAACGTCCTCATTTCTTACGCGAATACGGCCGCGACGAACGTTTCTTCGGGCGCTTCGTTCAACGGACCCCTGGCTGTCATTGTCCCGGTTGCGTCTACACAGATTGTGACTGTGCCGGCCATCGCGGCCGCAGCCACCAGCGCAACTTTCACGACGGGCATAGTGTCTAGCACGAGCGGTTCTGGTATTTCCGTCGGTCAGTATGTCATCGGTTTCCCTATGACCGGCCCCGTGACCGTGTCTGCTTGGAACCCGGTGACCAAGTCTCTGACCGTGGCTTTCCCGGCAACGACCGTGGCTCAGGTTGTGCCCCTGAATACCGTGGTTTCGTTCGTTGGAGACCTGGGCACGACCACCTCCACGACGACCTATTCTTCCCTCCAGTTCCAGTCCTGGGCCAATTTCATCTATCTGGACCAGGGTGAGCGTGACTGGTTCGCCAAGGAGAAGCACGATCTGCTCGTGACCCAGGTGCAGCGTGCAGTCATCGGAACCAACCCGACCCAGGAGTTTGCTCTGGCCCAGCCTGTCAAATTCCTCGCCTTCCCGGCCGTGAACTACTCCCAGCTGTATGCCAACGGCACCGGGTCTGCAACGACCGCCAACTACCAGTTCAAGACCCAGATTAACGGTGTTGACGGCGGAGATTCCAAGCCCCTGCCCCACTGGGTCGATGTGCCGCAGTACTACAACACGCCCTACGGCTATATGCACGCAAACCAGACTGCCAATGTGGCGATCATTTCCTTCTGCCTGGACACCTCCAAGCACCAGCCGACCGGAACCCTGAACTTCTCCCGTCTCGACACCTACCGTATCGTGACGCCTCCCCTCCTGACCAACGGTGTGCTCGGCCTTTGCCCAACCATCAAGTACCCGACAACCTACCTGTACGCAGTCAACTATAACGTGCTCCGGATAATGCAGGGCACCGGCGGGCTCCTGTACGCCAGTTAAATTAATTACCAATTACAAAATGCACTGGGTCGCTTGGCTCTTTTTAGCGTGCATGGTGTTTTTGGCAACCTATGAACCCAGACGGGGAAATCTACAGAAATTTTTTGCTCCGGAAATGATAGTAAATGGCGACCCGAGAGCGCCACAAAGCAATGGCGATACCAGTAAGCACGATTAACGGCGTGAAACATTTCTTGGTCGTAAGAGACCGACGATACAAGGAATGGACTTTCGTTACGGGCGGGTGTCGCCGACGCGAGATCTTGAACCCACTTCAGTGTGCAGTTCGAGAACTCGAAGAAGAAACACGGGGCACGATAAATCTAAAGAAGGGGTCTTACTCCTATTTTAAATTTGTCACTGATACTCCTGAACAGAGGGATATCGAAGACGGTGTGACGGCCCATAACACGTACCACGTCTATATTTTTGACTTGCCAATGTCACAAATTGAACAAGGATCTATAGTTCAGAAGTTTACAGATGAAAAGGACAAGATGGAGTCGAGCCGGGTCCCATACCGCCGAAACTACGATGAAAATGATGACTGTGTTTTTGAGAATCTCGATGACATTTCTAAAAAACCAAACCTATGGCCTATGATCAGAACCCACGTCATTAATAATCCAGAATTCTACCAGGCTCTGAATTCTGCCACCCGGACGCCATTCAATCTGCGTTCGGGTTCATCTTAAAAAAATAACTCGTCTTTAATTATATGACTCGATCAAAACTTGATTTTGCAACCAAACTGGCGAGTCTGAAGAACGATGGATCAAAACCAGAGGACTACATGTCCCTGTCAGTTCAGAAGATTATGGCCCAAATTGAAAACGCGGAAGCGGAACCGGAGGTTCCGCCGAAGACTCCGAAAAAGAAGGGTCTCATCAAGAGAATATTCGAGGACAGTTCGGACGACGAATGAGTCTTAGAGTTTTAAAGCTTAAAATAGAAAATGGTATTTCGCTGGAGAGTCCCAAATGGCTCTGCGACCCACGTTCTCATGGACGGTGGGATACTCAATGTCCCTCCGGAAGAAAACGACGAATTCTTCCGGGAGTACATTCAGACTATTCAGGGCGGTACAAAGCTCTACGTGGTTGAACAAAAGACGACTCGCTTCAAGTTTTTCATAGATTTTGATTACAAAGATCCAGAAAAATTAAGTGATGAAGATATTTTGAAATTTTGTGAAATAATTCACATAGCCGTCGGGGAGAGGGGTCGGTGCCTCATTGCTCGAACAAAGCATCGACCCGTCAAGGAGGGTATCAAGACGGGCGTTCACATTCACTGGCCCGATCTCACAGTCGATCGTTCCGAGGCTCTGAGGCTCAGATCTGAGATTATATTGGCTCTCGGCGAAGGTCCGTGGGCCTCCATCATAGACGCGTCAGTCTACGGGGGCTCTGGGCTTCGAATGTTGTGGTCTCACAAAAAGCCATCAGGAGACCCATACATCCCATGGCGAGAGCTCGGAACCAACAGAGAGTTTTCGAAAGAACCGAACGAAGAAATACTCAAACTTTTTTCAGTCAGAACTCGGGTAGATGACCCACGGCTCGATCTGCACTTGGCTGATATCGACGGCCTTGAGGAGTTTGTTCAGAGAAAACTTCTTGGTCAGCGCGCTTCACGGGTCAAGAAGGTTCAGCGACACGAACACGATGGATGGTACGTCCAAAGCGACTCGAAGTTTTGCGAAAATATAAGACGCGAACACAAATCGAACCACGTGTGGTTTTCTATACAGTCCGGTAGGATATCCCAGAGATGCTTTGATGATGAATGCCGCGAGTTCCGTGGTCAGGAACATATTCTTCCTCCATCTATAGTAGAGCAACTGAAAGATGTTGATATTGTGGGTAGCCCTTCTTCTAATATTCTTATGGAAATTTTTCCCGATGGTTTCACAAAGACCTTTTCAGAAGTACGAGCAGATGATCCACCCATATTCGGGGCTGGACCCGGAAAGCTGGAAGCGCTTTTTGAATAACCTCAGGGCATTTGAGAAAGCCCTGAATGGAGACCTTGACAAGGCTGCAACCTTTCTTTATCACTCGATAGAGAATATCAGGGATTTGAGCATGGGTATCAGAACGTCATCCGATGGAACCATTCAGGAAAGCCTACAGCGCATAGGAAATGACCTCGGCTTTGATGGAGAATTTGCAATTAATCAAAATGCTATAAAAAAAGGACTTCGCTTCTTTCCAAAGTACTTAAACGAAAGCTTTGATGATTACCCAGAAGATGGAATTGCCTTCATCCCCAGTACAGTCAGATCTCACGGTCAGTAAGACGCGGTTTGGACGCGTCTCCAAGCCTCCCACGCGTTACGAGCCTGTCGAACAGGTCGAGGACGACTACGGCCCCGAGGACTACGACAGCAACGAGCCTTCTGAGGGCTCCTCCGGTATCGAGACTGGTTCTGACGAGGAAGATGACGAATCTGATGCTGATGAATATGGAAATTTAGATGGTTTTGTAGTACCAGATAAAAGTGAGAGTGATTGTGAAAGCACTAATGGAGAACCTCCCGTTCCTGCAAAGAAGCGCAGACCCCCCACCAGACCCGCCCCAGTCCGAGCCCGATCAGGAGATGCAGTGGAGGGGGCCGCCGCTCCAACTCGCCGATCCGCCCGCCGGGCCCTTTAAAAATATGAGCCCTATTACTATTCTCCTTATAGGAGTAATCATAGGAGTACTCGTGGTAAGTATGCGACCAATTGTTATTCAGAAGTAAATTCATAAAGTTTCGCATTTCCTGAAGGGGAATCGTTCCCCTCAAAATCACCGACGGGCCCTGTCCGATTTACACTGACATCTTCTTGTAAAAAACCGACCCATTGATTTACCCGCGTCTGAGACACTGGTTCCATATCCCTAAATACCTCAAACTGGTTGTCATTTGAACTTACAGGTTGAGATATTTTTTTAGGAGGCGGCACAGTTCGCACAACGGTCATAAAAATGAGACCGATGACGATTATGATACCTATGACCTTGAATATCATTTATATTAATACTTATTATTTACTGAACCGACGGAACATCCTCTGCGACCTGAGTCTCTGAGGGGGGCTCAACCAGTGGTTGAGCCCCGGCCGCCGCCTCGCGACGACGAAGAACCTCGGCAGCCACACGAATATCCGCCTTGGCAACCAGCTCGTCCATGGTCGCCTCGGGAAACTCCTTCTTGAGGTCATCGAGCAGGTCGGCCGGGTGGGGAATGGGCGGTACGTCCGGCTTCGTGTAGTACTTGGAGTTCTCGTCGGACGGGTCAATGTACGGAAACTCACCCGGTCCGGGCTTGGCCAACATGTCCCGCTTGCGACGCTCGAACATAGAGGCAGCCTGGGACTGGTTCTCGCGGTACTTGCTCATAATCTCCTCGAGCTTGGCATCCTGGTAGTGAACGTCCTCAATGTTCTCGCGCTCCGGGGGAATGAGGAGCCACTTGTACATGTCGACCACGTAAATGTCAAAGGTTGCATCCTCGCGCTGCAGACGCTTGGCGTGGGTCGCAGCCTCGTCACGGGTCGCAAAGGCGCCACGGAGCTTGATACCAAACTTCTCATTCTTCTGGGGAAGGTCGGGGCCTACGAAGGAAATACACGCAAAATACTGACCGGGAATGCAGGTCAGATCAGCCTCAAGAGTCGCCATATAAAAGAAACGGGCGTATATCTTTTAAGCCATATGAATCTCAGGAACTTGCACAATAATTGCAAGAAAGATTTGATAAATATTTGGGTACGTCCCGGAGACCGTGTCCTCGATTGCGGATGTGGCCGGGGAGGGGATCTCTGGAAATGGCAGGGCGTCCGAGCACGGGTCGATGCCGTTGATCCAGACAAGGCATCCATGGACGAAGCAATTTTAAGATCAAAAAAAATTAAAATTGATATTAATTTTTTAGAACCAGGTGACATCCGAACCGTCCCAACATCTCAGCCATGGGATGTCGTGTGTTATAATTTTTCATTACATTATTTATTTATTAATGAACAAATTTTAGATGAATCATTAGATGCAATTACACGGTGTGTGAGACCCGGGGGCATTCTCATGGGCATCACTCCCGAGAAGGACCGAATCGATGTCATGTGCCACCCGGACAATATTTTTCAAGATTCCATTGGAAATATAATTAAAAAATTTTCACATCACGTAAGCATTAAATTAGTTGATGGACCATTCTATGGTGGAGAATTTAGAGATGAACCCATTCTGGATGGATCAATTTTAATTTTAAAATTAAAAAAATTGAAATTTGATTTAATTACATGGGAACCAATGATGTTGACACCGAATGGAATGATTTCTGACATGTACACAAAATTTGTCTTTCGTAATAATAGGAATGATCTGGATCGTGATCACGGTGATTCTCATCATCGCGTGGGCAATAATTTTCATGAACTGCCGGGGTCCAAAACTTCTTGATGAACTCAAGGTGAAATATTGGATGACCCTCGATGCCCTCAGGGCGACTGGAGATCCCATGTGGCACCCAGTTCTCAAGCCTTCCATAATTACAGGGAGACTAAACTGGGACAAGTCGAGAGGGGAAATAGGTCTCAACGTAAATAAAGGGTACGAAATTTACATCTGCCTTGACGGAGACGATGTAAATTCGGCAACCTATGTGCTGCTCCATGAGCTCGCGCACATGACGGTTCCGGAATATGATCATTCAAATGCTTTTTGGGAAAATTTTAAGAAACTTATGAAGGTTGCGACAGAAAAGGGTATTTATACTGAAAGTGAAGGGTCTAAGAATTACTGCGGGGACAAGGTCTAAATCATCGAGTCCGCAGGACTCACTTGCCCACCAGGTACAGTCGCTCAGCGACTGGGATCAAGACTTCTCCATAATAAACTTACGGGCAAAGTAAAACAGGACCGCGGCGACAAGGGCCGTCGCCACCATGCCAGTCATGGTCTGCTTGCCTGACTCTGACAGAAAACGAGGGATCATTGTGCTCAACTTGCCCTGAACAATCTCAGAGTGCGCAATGACTGCTGCGACACCCGCAAGGGCCGCATAAAACTGAGCGTCCGTCAGACCAAATGGGTTTGCGGGGGCAGCCTTCTTCTTCGTCCGAGGAGGAGCTGGGCCGCTCGGGAGCATATTCATCATCATAGGAGGCGCCTCAGGCTGAGACATGGGACTCGGTCCGGTAAGTTCCTCAATAGGAGTAGAAAAGTCAGCCATTTGATCATCATCAACCTTTTTTTCTGGACGCAAAAGCCCGGTCGGTATTCCCTGCTTCTTTTCTTCATCACTCGGTTCGGGCATCTGTTCAATCATTGTGATTGGTGTCGAGTCTCCCGTTGGATCATACGTGTCCATTATGGTTTCGTTTGATTTTTGTATTTAAAAAGTTACGCGCGCTCCTCACCGAGTCCGTAGGCCCACCAGGTACAGTCGCTTCGCGACTGGGATCATCCACCCTTCTTCACGACAACACTCCCGCCCCGGCGCTTCACCGCTTCGGCCGGTCTCTGAGTCAGGTGCCTGGGATTGTAGTGACGCTGGTGATATTGCCAAAACATCGGAGAACCGACCCGGAAGTTTTTACGTATAGGCGCCTTGTACCAAAACACACAGTCTGAAATCTTGTTCGATTTCGATGTATTGTCCAGGACGAGACATTCGTAGTTCTCAGTGCATGAATCCATCACCTGACAAAACATATCAAAGTTTGGAAAGACGCCGAAAAAGGCCTTGTAGAGGCTCTCGCGGTTCTGTCGGACGTTGTCTCGGAGCGCAAACACGTAATCAACGTTGGTTCGAATCATAGGGGTCATGTCCATGACGTACTGAGTCGTCATCATGAAGAAAATCTTCCAATGCCGACCGTTCATAAAAAGCTGGCGAATGCATGTGTCACGCATAAAGGCTCGGTCGTACATGCAGTCGTCCATGAGGACAAAGACCGGACTGGCTCGCCCGGTACTGACGAGCTTCTTCTGACGCTCTATGAGCTTCTCGAGAGCCCCGACGTTGTAGTCCGAATACACGAATATATCAGGGATAAACTGCTTGTACCAGCCGTTTCCATCCTCCGTGCCTGACATGGCGATTCCGGCTGGGAGATGCCTCTTGTACCATAGGATATCCGTCACCAGGGTCGACTTTCCTGTTCCACGCTTGCCTATGAAAATACAGACCTTGTCGTCGCCCATGGTGCTCGGGTCGAACTTTTTGAGATTTAAAGTCATCTTCCTACTACTGTCGAACAAAAAGGAGTCCGTTCAACGACGCATTTCTTTTTGTCCCATACTAATAGAGGATGTCATCCGGATTTATAGAAATTGCTGCACTGGGTCAGCAGGACGTGTATCTGACCGGGAGCCCGGACGTGACCTATTTCTCGAGCGTCTACAAGCGGCACACGCCGTTCGTTCTCGAGGCGTTCGAAGTGCCATTCAAGGCGTCGAGCATCACCATGGGGCAGAACAACATAGTTCGAATCCCAGCCAAGGGAGACTTGGTTCGGGCAACGACCCTGAAGCTGACCCTGCCGCCTCTGGCCGTCTACGGACAGGACTGGTTCTGGCCGACTATTAGCAGTGACTTGCCGTATTTCATTGTAAACTTCAATTTTCTCGGGAATATCTATACACAGACCACTTATGTACGTTCTTTGGGTCTTCAATATTTTTCTTCAAATACACAAAGTTTTAATATTTGGTCTGTTAGTACCGGTCTCGAATATGACGCAAATATCAATAAATTAATTGTTAATTTAGCCGCCTATGGCCCATACAGCACATCTTTAGGAGTTACGTCGGCTCATGCCACTTTTTTTGGGTTTGATGTGAGAAATGCGTCGAGCACAGACGGTACTTATTTTTACTATAAAAGAGATGTTAATGGGTTATGTATACCCGACTTTACACTCGAACAGGCCGGTTGGACAAGAAATGTAGGAATTCCGGTCAATACACTTTCGGGACTCTTTTTGAACCTCGAACGAGACCTGACACTGGCGCAAGTGCCTTACCCAGTCACTCCATATCCAATGTGGGGAAGCATTGTAGGGTACATTAACTTTTCACAGAGAGATGCTAGTGGTTTATTATGGACAAATTATGATACACCTGCGGCGTATACAATCACACCCGGGGGTCGCATTCATTTTATGGCCAACGGAGTCTATACTATTCGGGTCTATGCTCCAAACTCTTCAATATTCAAGTATGGCGCTGATTCGGGAGATGGAATACCGAATACCTTTAATTTTCAAGGTAAAATTCAAACAATAGGTCCTCTTGTTACATTTCCAATTATTGTTACAAATAATTTATTAAATTATTATTTTGTCATTGGAACAAATGATGGAACACTTCCGGCCGGTTCTTATTTTTCAATCACACCGAACGATGATGTTTTCGTGGTGAAATCTCCTATAAGTTTAACAGGTTCTGAGCCTATAGTTAATTTTAATAACACAAACACGACACACCCCGGTGGGACAGGTATTAGTATTCTCTTCGGCGTTGGTGAGTTTGAGTTCATTCGTGTAGGAAATTGGCTCGTTTCGGGGTCTTTGGCTACGACTCACCCAGGTATTATATTAAATAGAATAAATCTTTACACAGAAGATGGTCTCTATGCAACATATGACTTTACAGGTCAAGAAGGAAATCCTACTACAACATTCGTATTTCCTATTGTTGTATCGGATATAGCAATTCCGCATTGGTTTACGGTCGTTACCGAGCCGCCGGGTGTAGCTTTTGATATAGATTATAATAGTTTCATAACTTTTACCTACCTCGCTTTACCGAACGGAAGTCCAAGTGGTGGTAATATACTTCCGTACAATGGCCTTTTGTTTGCGTTAGGAGGTCAGCCAAACTCGGGACCTTTTCAGAATGAATATGGTGTTGAAAATATGATAACTGTTACAGACGAGAATGAAATAAATTTTTCAAACGTCGGAACCTATATGGTTACGGCATATCTTCCAGATGCCACAGCCATCAACTCCTCAACAGGGGGTGTTCCCCCTCTAATACTTCCTCAGTTCAATCAACCAAGTGGGATAGCTTTTGACCAACAGGGGCAGCGCTATTTTGTAGCAGATTCAGGTAATAATTGTATTCGTCAAGTTTCTTTTGAAGGAACAATTGTATCGACCTTGGTCGGAAACGGACAGCCCGCGTTTGTCGATGGGAGTACAACAGATGCCTATTTTAACAACCCCCAAGGGATATTCGTAGATTTAACAGTTGACCCTGAGTTTCCCAGAATTTATGTAGCCGATACAGGAAATCACGCCATCCGTAAGTTTGATACAGAAGATCAGTATGTAACAACTCTGGCCGGAAACGGAACACCCGGATACGTGAATGGAGCTGCGTCTGCTGCACGGTTTAAGTCCCCCACGGGTCTATGCGTAGATTTTATAACATACCAAGAGTTTCCCAGAGTTTATATAGCCGATACAGGAAATCACTCCATCCGTATGTATGATCCAGAAGACAATTTGGTATACACCATTGCCGGAAACGGAACGGCCGGGCCGGCCGTGAATGGCGTTTCTCTCGCGAACGCGCGTTTTCGAAGCCCGCAAGGCATCGCAAGAATCACTGATGAGCAAGGTAACGAACTTCTGTATGTATCTGATACGGGAAATTATTGTATTCGGGTGATCGATATAACGAATGACTCTGTAGATATAATTGCGGGTACGTCTGGAATTCCCGGTCACGTCGATGGGTATCCGGGGAATTTTGAAAGCCCTACAGGAATCTGGATTGATGGTCAAGGTGGGTATCTTTATATTTCAGATGGCAATTATATTCGGTACATTTCTCCTCTTGACCCGCTATATGGAATAGAGACTCTTGCCGGTTCAGAGAACTCTGGATATCTCGATGGAACTCCGGGTTTGTTCCATGCTCCAAAAGGTCTATTAATAAACGAAATGACCGCGGCTATTTACATATGCGATTCGGTCAATAATGTTATTCGACAACTCTCGTACTATTACGATGTTTCTACATATTCTGGAAATCCTGCAACTACATTTTTACAACTTGACGGCAAAGAAACATTGTATCAAAACAGTTCTACACCAACGGTTATCAATATTCCTGTTCGTGCAACTTCGAACAATTTTATATACACGCTCCAAGTGAGTAGACCCGCGGCGACCTGGCCAGCCGGTTCGTTCGTGTGGGTCTACCCCATAACGTCGACCGCCCTTCCGACAGACTACAGTCAGTACCATTACTATGACTCGGTCGGGACGTGGGCCATCGAGTCGGCCGACCTCAAGATTGGAGGTCAGTCCATCCAGACTCTTTCAGGTGAATACATCGAGATCTGGAACGACCTGAATGTTCCGTACGAAAACCAGCCCGCGCTCAAACTTCTGACCGGCAAGTACGACACAACCATTGCATCCGGGAGAGATTACTATGTGAATTTACCATTTTATTTTTATGAAAAATCACAAAATTACTTGCCCATGTGTTCTCTGAGTCGTCAAGACGTGGAGATTCACGTGACCTTTCGCACGCTCCAGGCTCTGACGGCCATTCCCATCACCGAAGGATCCCAGGTCCAAGCGACTCTCATAGTCGAATACGTCTATCTGGACACTCCCGAGCTCAACTGGTTCACCAAGACTCGGCTCGAATACGTGATTGACCAGGCTCAATATCAAGAGATTGACCTGGCAGCCGGTCTCACACAGGACAACTTTCTCCTCAACTTCCGAAACCCCGTGCAGGCCATATTCTTTGCCATACAGGTCAACGGGGCTCTCCCCTACGACTGGTCGAACGACGGCCTCGAACGCATGGGACTTTCATTCAACGGGGAGGAAATCATGCTGAACCGCATCACGGATGCAACACAGCTTGGAGTCATTGAACCCTTCAATAATTTCATTAATTTTCCGACAAGAAATTTTTACATGAAAACATTCAAAAGTCCTATAAACTTCAGCCGTATCAGGTATGTCCTTTTGGGTCTGAACATATTCAGGTCTGACGCATACTACCCAGCCAAGCAGCTCAGGATCACCGCCGTGAGCAAGAATGTCCTTCAGGTAAACGATGGGCTCGGAGGCCTAATGTTTATTTCGCAGTAGATGGTAGATGGCTGGACGCACGAGCCTCGCCATTCTTGGTCAGGAGGATGCTTTCTTGAGCTCAGACCCTGAAGTGACATATTTTATTGAAAAATATGCAAAAAAGACCCGTTGGACGTCCAGGATCGACGAGGTCTACTATGGCCCCCAGTCCCAGTACTTTGGAGGTGAGACCTTTGTGGAACTTCCCAAGTCGGGAGACATTATTTCAAAAATTTACATTAAAATTCAAAACCCAGGAGTCTTTTCAAATCTTCTCGACTCGGCCGGAACCCTCATGATTCAGTTTGTCGATCTGTACATTGGGGCTCAGCTCGTCGAAAGGCAGTGGGGGGAGTTTATAGAAATGAAGCAAGATCTTGAAGTGCCCCAGACCAAGCAGGGTGCTCTCGCCAAGCTGACCGGCAAGAACCTCATTCCGTACATAACCAACGGAGGCCTCGCAACCTACACAATTGACGTCCCCTTTTTCATGCTAAAGAGGGGTATTCCAATATGTGCAATTAAAGACCCTATTATAGTCCGTATCGGATTCAGTCCTGTGAGTACATTTAGCGTCGGAGCCCTGGCAGCACCCTCGTTCGATTCATCTCTGTATGTAGAATACGTGTATTTAGACGAACCAGAACGGGAACACATTAAGAAAACGCCCCTATTGTATCTGAACGAGCACGTCCAGCTCGAAGAGTTCTTCGTTCCCAAGGGAATCACGACCGCAAAATGCAAGACGCAGTTTGCAAACCCAGTCAAGGAGCTCTTCTTTGTTCTCCAGGCTGACTCGGCACTGGGATATGACTATGGGTCGACCGACACGCTCGTGAACATGTCTATGCAATTTAACGGCGTCTCACATTTTGATGAAACTATAGGAATACCAGTCTTTCTTAGAATAATCCAACCGCTCGAGTTTCACACACGGAAACCTGACCGTATTTTCTACATGTATTCATTCAGTCTCGATCCACAATCTGATGTGCCGACTGGTCATTTGAATTTTTCATTAATAAATAATCAAAATTTTAATTTTAAAATTGTAAGTGGTCTCCAGACAAACACATACATACGGATATACGCTCTCGCATACAATTTTGTCAGAATTGAAAGCGGGAATGTTGAGGTAATGTTTTCTAACTATGAATCATAATGGATTTTGAGAGCACTGCTATTGAACTCATTCTGCCAGTTATGGAATCGGCAACTGTTCTCGGGGCTCATTACGCCAAGTCGTGTGGGCGGAATGAGATCACCGCCCAGGACATGCGCATGGGGATGATGTATGCAGCCCGGAACGTCCTCGGAAAGCAGGTCGGTTCCCTGTATCCAGAGATTTACGATGAGGAAGAGGAGGACGAGGACGAGGACGAGGACGAGGAAGGCGAGGACGATGAGGCTGAATGGTCTCGTTACGAAGGAAACGAAGATGACATGTCGGTCAAGATGAACGAATGTGCAGACTCTTGGAATGAATGGGAACCCGAGTCTCCCGCAGAATTTATGCTGAAAAAAGCTATCGATAAGCAATTAGAGGATGACCCAGATCCGAATATTCGAGATTGAAGACGACGAGATTGACGACTATGAATATCACCAAAAAAGACCAAAATATACAAGTATAATTCAAGAGGAGGACTACGAGGACGAGGACGAGGCCGAGGACGAGGACACTCAGCCAGTACCATGGGATTTTCGTCAGGATAATTATTTTATAATTGAATAGTATGGCTTCTTCACTTCTGACTCAGTTCGAGGCCATGTCTCTTAACTCTGTGGTTGCTGGTTTTTCATTCGCCAGCGCAATTGCATGGATGGATGTGGTTCGTTGGGTCATTACCCACACAATCAAGGTGGGTGGAAGCGGTGGAAAGTACTACCTGTTTTCGGCAGTGTTCACTACTGTTCTGGCCATTGTCGTCTTTATGATTCTCAGCCGGGTTGCCAAGAATGTGGTCATCAAGGAGCCCCAGTCGGCAATGTACGCTGTGACCCGCTAAAGTAATTTTTATAGACAAAAGCTCCGGCTAAAAGAACTAAAACTATCAGGACCCACGGAATCTTTCGCCTTTTTTGAGGCTTGGGAATGGGGAAAGTTTCAGTAATATCAATTAGCCTTTTGAGCTCCACTTCCTCAATTTTTGGGGGTGGTGGAGGTGGAACCTCTTCGATGCTATAGACGCGCAGGACGAATGCATTGGTATCCAGGCCGCGAAAGTTGAGGAGTTGGCCGTCCTTGTCGTACCATTTGACATGCAGACGGCTCAGTTTCCCTATAGGTTGCGGAAAGTACACGGATATGGTGTAGTCTTTGGCCTCGTGGAAGTTCTTGACGCAGGCCGAACTCACGTCTATTATGATGGGCGCAAATGCCCGACCCGCATTCGACCCTGTGATTGTGCCAGTCGTTCCCGTGAGCGCACCGGTCGCCACGCGGCTCGGGGACCTGAATTCTGTAATGTCCAGATAGATGTAATCATTGACTGAAAGATTTACAATTTTTGTGGATCTTAAAATTTGCTTTCCAGAGTAGGTCGGGTCGGCCGACGTGGCTGCGGCCGACGTGCCCGACGTTATTCCGAGAATGTTCGAAAGCTCGAGACTCGGAACGTTTATTGTAAAAGCTCCGACGTTCGAAAACATAAAGAGACCCTCGTTCGCGAGGTAATCGACCGTGATGAGACCGGTGTTGGTGAGAGCATCGGCCATGCCCGCGGCGTAATAGAATCCTATAGGCAAAGAGACGTTCGATGTTCCAACCTGGAAAACATTCGAACCGACCGTGAGGTTATACATAGTATTTGGGACGCGCGCACTGACCAGATCGACACGGCTTACGTTCTTTATCGGTGTGGCCAGGTGGACATAGTAATCGTTCCCGTTTGGGTACAGATTTACATTGCGATCTTTCGAATCAGCCATGACATATCTGACTGTTTCCATTTATATTTAGGTCTATTTAAATTCGACCGACCTGATCGCGTCGGAGAATTGTGTTTTTATACCCGAAAACCCTCTATAGTCACTCAGGGTCGCAAGGAGTCCCTCTCGGATATCCATAAAATTTTGGAACTCCATTTGAACTTTCAACTCTAAATTTTGTTTTCTTTCGGTTGGTAATTTTGCCCACTCCCCCTGAGCCTTTTCCCAGTCCTGCAATTCAATTGCCTTTTCGCACGTGTATCGATATTCTGCGCGTCCCATGGTCTTTGGGCGGGCATAGACTCTGAGAATGTCCCCGGTCGCTTCATCAAAGCTTGCGAGGTCTCCGTCGAGCCAGTCGATCATTTATTTAGATGACGAGGATTTTCTGAGAACCTACACGCATCTTTGTATCCACGTAGATTGGCACCTTGACGTTCTTGGCAAAGGCTTCCTCCTCGGACATTGGCTCCGTGCTCCAGAACGGCGGGCGATCGATAGCCTCGAGGACCCCCTTGCGCATGAGAATCCAGCCGAGGCCGGTCTTTTCAACCTGGGTGTACTGCTCCTCATGCTCATCAGTCGGCTTCAGGTAGCTTCCATCCTTGACCGCAGTAAACTCGGGGGTCGGGTTGGAAGGGTTCGGGTCCCGGGCGTAGAGACCAGCCGTCACATCATGAGGGCTCTCGAGGAGGGCGAAGAAATCATCGGGTCGGAAGAGAATGTCAGAATCGATCCACATGGCCACATCGTAGTCCCCGTCGTAAAAGACGAGGCAGTCCGCCCTGGTTGGTTGTTGGCTCACCATGGCCTGATGGCCCTTCGATGCAGCCTGCATCATCAGGTCAGTCCAGCACAGCAGAAAGTCGCGCGAGTAGGTCTTTCCGGGGAGGCAGAATACAATCTTCATTCTATAGAGAAAACGATCCAAATCTTTATATTGATATAAATAAATGGGAGGAAACTCATCGAAAAGTACTGTTCAGCAGACAAACGAATTTTTTAATCAATCAACAAAATCATTTATGAGCAGTCTGACACAAAATGTAGCGGCGTCAGGAACAGTCAAACAGAATATAAGTTTCGCATCTGCGAATTTTACAGGATGTCGTGTAAAAGTTAGTCAAACAATTCTACAGACTATAAATGCTCAAGGACAGTTAAAGTCTGAAAACAGTGCAGATTTAGCATCCAGTCTTGCAAATTCTGCAAATACAGCTATAGATAATAGCGCATCTCAGCATAACGGATTTCTGGCTCCGGCTGTTGGAAATAGTGCGGAAGCAACGACCGATCTTAAAACTAAAGTTACCAATATAATCAACACAACTATCGAATCAAAAACAGTTCAGGACATTATAGCAACTGGTTTGTCAAATCAAAATATAGATAACACAGGAATGATAGCAACATGTGACCCTAAATATCGTTTTCAGGGTGAATATGATTTTGAATTTGATCAAAATGTAACGCAAAGTATAACGGCGAAAGGTATTGCAGACGCCATCACGACTGCTCTTGTGAACGATAGCTCAGTGACTTCGGCCGTCACGGGCGTAACACAGTCTGCGACACAGTCGAATGCCGGTGTCGATGATCTCGTAAAAGCATTCACTGGAATTTACGGTATAATTTGTGGTGTTATTTGCTGTATAATCATTATAATTGGAGTCGCGATGAGCTCTATGGGAAAGGGCGGAGGCGGAGGCGGTCCGAATCTCTCATCCCTGGCCGCGTTGGCAAAGAAATAAATTAAGCCGCAGCAGCAACGAGTAAAAGAAGGACTAAAAAAATGGCCAACACACCAAGACCAATTTTAACATTTTTCGAAAGGCCCGTAGAGGGTTCCGAAGAGGAAGTCGAAGTGGGTTTGTAATTTGTATCAGAAGAGGAAGGGAGTCCTAACGGCTCGGGTGGAGGGCCTGTGGGGACGGGTGTCGAAGAACCATCAGCAGTTATAAGATTCAATGTTAGACGACACGACGGCTCTATCTGAGACTGGTTAAAATGTGCTCCTCTAAAATCTTGAATACACGCCTGGATAGTTGGGCACGTTGTGGCCGGGGCTCGGGCAGCCGGGAGAAACTCTGTATTTGATATCCACGCACTTGTAATGCAATCTTCAGACGTGCAGAACTTGTTTGCTATCAAGGCATTTGCTATGCCTTGATAGGCCTGATAATCATTATAAATATTGGTACAACCTGCATAGTATGACTTTGTGTCATTATGGATACAATCTGCACCGTAGGTTGCCACATTATAACACCCGCACGTCAAATCATACGGGTTTTGACTGCAATAACTACTCACCATACCGGTTGCGGTCGTCTGCTCGGACTGCAAGCCAGTCTTCATAACGTTATTTATTGTGGTTACGCACGAAGGAGTGACTATCTCAGCGGGAGTGTTGCACGCAGTGAGTTTTGCAGTATTGTACGAAGTATTTGCACAGTTATTAGGATTTATATTACAACTTGCAGTCCCAAAGGTGTTATACCATCCTTGGCACTGTGTCGTGTCCATATTGGTCGGAATAAGACAGTAATCATTCTTTGCCTGGGACCACGAAGAATCCTGCAAAATTTGAGTACCAAGTTGGTTATTAAATTGTCCTGCAGTGATAAATCGACTCATATCGAGTTCTGCAAAGTCACATTTTCTTTGAAGGTTCTGGTCTATGTCACCACCGGAACACCCCGCCCCACCTGAATTACACGCCGAGCCATCGGTATTTGCATATGTTCCGGCGATCGGCCGGCCTAAAAGCAACGGACAGTAAGACAACTTAAAATTGTTCGGACATCTTCCATTATAATTTGTACCGAAATTATTGTATGTTTTATTATAAAAGTAACCATTAAAACCAGCGCAGTTGTTTCCCGCCCAGCTATCCTGATCAGCACCTCCATATTGTTTTGAAACTGCGATAGTCAGCTGTTTACCATAATATGTAGTAGGTCTTGAAGGTGGGCTGTTTTTTAAATATGAGGTCCACCCGTATTGCTTTGAAATAGAATTGCCGCCATATATCTGGCAACCACCCCCTGACACCATAAAAGTTTTACACGCGTCAAAAGTATTACACTCCGCAGCACACTGTTCAACGCTAGTGGAAGAAATAGGATCGTTTATTAAGGGGTTTGTTAAAAGAACACGTGCGGATGGCGGACACGAGGTGGAGCATAGTACGCCTAAATTATAATTTTCTAAATTTGAGATTGTCATCTCTGATGTTATATGATAAAAAAAATAGAACCTCAATTATAAATGGTCGTTGTAACTATACTGAGACCCTATTACGACTGGGACAGTCGCAAGTACATTGATGTAATTTTTAATTCTAAAATTATAAAATTGAAAATTCCATTCCGGTATGGCAGAGTCATGTGTAAAGTTGATGGCCTGAAGACAATTCAGGAGATGAAAAAAGATGAAATTATTGATGTAGAATTTATAAAAAAGTCATGGAACGGTCTAGAGCATTTGATCCTTGTATCAATCAAGGAATGCTGACCAGGAATGGGCATCTGGTTCAGGAGACGGCCGAACTAAAGAAGGTGCTCACTGTAAGACCAGTAGAGAATGCATTGGGGATACAGGCACCCTCCTTCAAGGTCTGGCGGCAAGTTCCCGGGACAGGCCGGATTCTCATCCCACGTTACTTTGATGCCCCGGCGCCCTCCAAGGATACCAGAAAGGCTCCTGCTTCTTGTCCCGGCATTAATTTTACTGGAAAGCTTAGAACAGAAACAAGACAAGTCGAAGCGTTTGAAAGAGGCCTTAGAGCTTTCGAAACCGTCGGAGGAGGGGTACTTTCGCTCCCGTGCGGATACGGCAAGTGTCTTGGGAAGGACACGCCGGTAATGATGTTTGACGGAACTATCAAAAAGGTTCAAGACATACATGTCGGAGAGCTAATCATGGGCGACGATTCAACTTCTAGGAATGTTCTATCGACATGTACCGGAACTGAACAGTTGTACAAGGTCATACCCACAAAGGGCGACCCGTACATTGTGAATGAATCTCATATTTTGTCCCTCAAGTATGTCCAAAAAAGATATAAAACACACGGTAAAATTTTGGATATTTCAGTTTTGGATTATCTCAATACGTCTGCAGCTTTTAAACATAGTGATGTGCGAGGCTACAGAGTCCCTATATCATTTCCACAGAAGGATGTTCCGCTCGATCCGTACATGATTGGATACTGGTTAGGGGATGGTTCGTCTGATTCAGCAGTAATAACAAGTCAAGATTCAACGGTACTTCATTATTTTAATAAAAATTTGGGACTTTATGATTTGTACATGACTTACATATCAGGGTACACCTATAGAATCAAGGGTTCTCGTCCTAATTATTTTTACAAGACTCTACGAGATTTAAGTTTAGTCCGAAATAAACATATCCCACATATTTACAAATGCAACTCGAGAGAAATTCAGCTTCAAGTTTTGGCGGGACTTATTGATTCGGATGGTTCGGCAATTGTTGGCGGTTGGGATTTTATTCAAAAGAATGAAAAACTACTTGATGATGTCATGTTCTTGGCGCGTTCGTTAGGGTTTGCATGCTACAAGCAAAAGTGTATCAAGACATGCACAAATGCTCCCGGGGGTCCTAAAAAGGGTACATATTACAGATGCACTATTTCTGGATCAGGAATTGAAGAAGTTCCTTGTAAAATTAAAAGAAAACAAATTGAACCCAGAAAACAGATTAAAGATGTGTTAAGTGTAGGAATAAAACTCGAAAAACTCGATGTAGGTGAGTATTTCGGGTTTGAAATTGATGGAAACCGTCGATTTGTTCTTGGAGATTTTACGGTCACTCACAACACGACAGTCTCCCTGGCTCTTTCGGCACATTTGAAGACCAGGACGATGATTGTCGTCCACAAGGAGTTTCTGGCAAACCAATGGGCCGAAAAAATAAATGAATTTTGCCCGAATGCCACAATAGGCCGGGTTCAAGGGGACGTCTTTGACGTTGAAAAAGACTATGTTATTGCTCTCATCCAGACCCTCTGCATCCGTCCGACCGGTGACGGCCCCAAGGCATTTGCCAAGGATGCATTCGACTCAGTCGGTCTGGTTATTGTCGACGAGGCGCACCACATTGGAGCTCCCGCGTTCTCTCAGTTCATGTTCAAGGTCTGTCCGCGGTTTACGCTCGGTCTGACGGCGACGCCAGAACGCAAAGACGGGCTGACGAGGATTCTGTACTGGTTTCTGGGGCCTGAGTTCTTCCGGGTCGAACGAGCCAACCAGGCTCAGACTCGCGTCGTCCCTCTTCAGTACACGCATGAATCGTTCAAGGAAGCCCCACCGGTGACGAGGTTTGGGAAGATTAACATGGCCGGAATGATCACAGCCCTGACTGAAATCCCCGAGAGGAACGATCTGATAGTCGAGACGACTATAGGGGCAGTGAAAGCGAACAGGCGGGTTCTGGTTTTGAGCGATCGGCGCGAGCATTGCTTTGAGTTACATAAAAGATTTGGCTCTAACTCGGGACTGTATGTCGGCGGAATGAAAGAGACTGATTTGATCGAGTCATCGAAAAAGCCGATAGTGATTGCGACGTTTCAGCTCGCTCACGAGGGTCTGGATATTCCGGCGCTTGACACCGTCATACTCTCGACACCAAAATCGGACATTAAACAATCGATCGGTCGAATCATGCGCGAAACTCCCGGAAAGACGAACGATCCGCTCATATATGATATTGTAGACCACTGGTCCGTTCTGTACTCAATGTACCGAAAGAGATGCGTGGTCTACAGGGAAGGCGGGTTCGGGGGTTTAGAACCCCTGAAAACCCCAGCCGATGAAGTTTTTGGAAAAGGAAAATGTCAATTTTTATCTTGACATGTATTAAAATGCAGTGTGCAGGAGGAGAAATTACAGGCCCACACTGGTCCAGCCAAGTCGCTCTTTATGACAAGAGCCTCGCCGAAGTTATTTCGGTCGCGACAATCAAGCCTTGCCTTTCATAGAATCGCCAATAGCCATAAGGAAAACACCAGCCACGAAAAACATCACGAGCTTATTGCACTCGGTGTTGTCCGAGTCTGGAAGTTTCGGAAGAATTATCTGCTGCTGCTGTTTTTGGGGAGGGACGTATACTGGTGGAATGGTTACTGGAGGCCCCCAAGGTGCCATGGGAACACCCATCTTATTTTAGGTTGAGGAAAAAATTCAAAGTCCGAAGGACTTTGGGGCTCCGCCCTCTCTAAACAAGAACCCTGCGGGTTCAAATTATTTATATCGATACCTCCTTCTTCTTGGTCTTGCGACCGCGAGGCGTTTTCACATTCACCTCGCGTGCTTCGCCTCCTGCATCGACCGAGACAATGTCGGACACATCATCGTCATCTGGACGGGGTGGCCTGGAATTGACTGCAGGCGGAGGACCCATCATATTCATCAGAGACCCAAAGTCCATACCGGGTCCGCGCATTTCGCGGCGGAGACCTGGTGCTGGAGGGTCGGCCGCACCTGGCATCTGAGACCTCTGAACCGCGTCAACCATATTGCGCATCAGCTCGGGGTTTTGTTTCATGACCTGAGCAGGGTTCGGCATTGCCGCCTTGAACATCGAGTTGGTCAGGTGGAACATCATAGCCGAACCGCCCACCATCATAATGAGCTTGACCTCTGGGGCGACCTGTATCTTCGTGCGATACTTGGCATAGAGCTCTTCGAAAACGCCGTCATAGTCTTCGATATTCTCCATGGTGTTCTGGGACCATCCGTTCAGCTCAACGTCGAAGGGGTCGAACTTGTCATTCAGGAACTCGAGGCCCGTCACGCATGCCACAAGCATACGACGCTGGAACTTGATCGAACGCTCAACCTCGATCGAATACGTCATGCGCTTGTACTCTGTGCGAATCTCCTCAATGTCCGAGAAGATCGTCAGGCGCTGGCTCGACTGGACACCCTTCTTGTTGAGACGGGAAATCTTATTCAGCAGGTCAGCCTTCTCGTCCTCGATGGTCTTGTATCCGTCAGACGGGATCTGCTCACCGCCTCCACCGCCACCTTCCTGCTGGTCGTAATCATCAGGATCCTCGCCACCGTCATATTCCTCAGGAGGCGGAGGGGGGGCTGACGTGCGCTTGTCAGGGTTCATGAACATGTCCATGCCATCATCAGGAGGCCCGGAGGCCATAGACGGCCCAGGAGCCTGCTTGGCAAAGGGGTTTGGCCGGGCTGGCTTGGGCTTGACGGGCACCTTTTTCGTCGGAAGCTGGAAGGAAATCTCGTCAAGCAGGGCTGACTCGTCGTCGTTCAGATTCATGTTGGCTCCTTCGCGAGTATCAAAACTAATGTCCATCTGGAATGTTTAGAGAAAGAAGGTTGATAGCTTTAACGCATGTTCCAAAAAATAATGTATAGCAATTGCAAATGAAGATAAAGTTCAGCCGTCTGGCGATTATTGGGCTTCTCATGGCAATCCTGTACATGCTGGTCAAGGGTCGTACCAGCACATACATTTCCCGCGGAGGTTCCGACATTGGCATTAACCCAGGAAAGTCGGTCATGGATGGAATGGGGAGCATTTTTGATGTGAAGAATAACCTGAACTGCGTCCCGGGCCCAGGAGCCGACTCGGCGTACTATACCCAGGATCTGACCCCAGGCGGTCTGTGCGGTGACATGAACTTTGTCAAGAACCAGCAGCGCGATTTCACCATTAGCTCTGGGATTGGCGGGTCCCTGTTTGATCGTCTAGCTTAAATTCATTTTTTAATTCTTCAATATTTTGATAATACCGTGCAAGGTCCTTTTTGAACCGCGCATCCTGCTTTGCTCCCGTTTTGTAGAGCCAGGCAAGATTTGCTTTACTATATTTCGTCCGAGTCTGATTCTCGGTCGGTCGCCTCGGGGAGACTTTAGTCGGGAGCGTTTTCACTCCCTCGGGCTTTTTGTTTATAAAACTCAGCGCCTGCATGACCGTGTCGGCCAAGTCGTCCTTCTTCTTGTGCTTATCGAAAAAGGTGACCCATTCCTGGTTCGTTTCGACAATAAAAGCCCGGGCCCTCTCGATGGAAGTCTTTTTGCGCTCTGCATACCGCGCCTTCCCAGGCCCGGCAACATCAGGAACCTTGTGACGTGCGTCCCAAATGGTGACATCTTTCTCCTTGACAAGGAAATACGTATGAAGCAGGTTCTCGACCCCTTTCATAGAGCGGTTCCTGTCGGGCTGTTTTTCTATAATAACCGTCGTCGCGTCAAGAATCCAGGGCTTCTCGTTGAGATGCTTGACAAGGTTTGGAAAAATACCATCAGCGTGCATAGGAGGCACACCTGAAACATCCCAGTGAGAAATACGGCGCGTTTTTTGATCAATCAAGCACATGGCCAAGTTTTTTATGCCACAGTCTATTGACAGGAGCATTTCTATAATAAGGTGAAAGAGTTTTTAAGTATACCTTGCTAATATTTCAGGTGTTGCCCAAAGTATCGGTCCGGGTGGAGGTCCGGGTGGAGTTCTGGTGTGTGTGTCTTTCATGTAAAATTTCAAAATAAGTATTAAAATAATTAAAATTGAAAATAGAAATACAGTTAGTAATGGGATGCTACTCTTCATATAAAGGGTATTGTGATTTTATTTTAAATGAATCTTATCTGTTGGTGGTGCGTGCATCCTCACGAAAACGGTCTTCCATTTCACTTGCCCCTGAGACACGACCCTCTTCGCAAGAGATATAGTACTATTGGAAACTTTTGTTCGTGGGCATGTACAAAGGCGTATGCCCTTGATATGGATAGTGCACGAAAAGGGGAGATTACATCTATATTAGCCATGATGCGCCTTGAGGCCATAGGACACTACGAGTCACTATGGCACGCACCAAAACGACAGATGCTTCAATGTTTTGGAGGAACACTGACAATTGAAGAATTCAGAAAGTATGGAGGAAAGGTTGAGCCGCCCGTCCTTCACTGGCCTTTTGAGCACAGATATGTCCCGATCATAGAGCAAAAAATTCAGGAAGGACCGAAGCATCCCAAGACATCAGACACGGGTCGACTAAAAGCTATCGACGATTCAACACCTACATCAGATTCATTTAAACTCAAGAGAGACAAGCCTCTTGCCAGGGCATCTTCAAAGTTAGAGAGTGCACTCGGTATTACACGTAAGGCGAAATGAACTGTTGCGGAAGCCCCCGTAAACAGAATTTTACATTTGAAAACGGTACGGTCGTCTATGCATCAAGTCGAGAGTCGGCCATTTTTAAATTGAAAAAGATTGATGAAAAATCTTTTTCAATTCAAGAAATTGAGCCATATAAATGGCATATTCAATTTTCTGATGATATTTTTATAGAATTTGAGAGTCCGAGTGAGTACAGAGCGCGTATGCAAGGGCCTTGGTTAGTGGTACAGGATAGGAGGTGAGTCGCCTGTTGAGGAATGCGATGACGACGAGAAACAAATAATATTTTCCTTCACGTAAAATTATTTAAGACACGGCGGTGTTGGGATGCATCCGTGAGGAATAATTGTGGATGAAGTCGCTGATGGACACGCTGTTCCTCCATTGGCTGGCTTCACCATGGTATTCCATTTGTACATGTCAATTCTGGAAGACTCTGGGCGACCGCATTCTTCTGGGCAATTTCCTGCGCGAATGAGTGTATAGTGACCACTGCAGTTCACTGGGGGGTCAAGATTCGCTGAACCAGAAGTCTTCCTGAATAGAAATGCAACGACTATTAGAATTAGAACACCAAATAGAATATATTTCTTCATATACATTGAGTCAGTCAAAAAATTCGTGCTCTAACGCTGGCACGTTTGCATGAATGATGAGGGTTAACAAAATGACACACCCGTACCGAACCTTTGTACAGGCTGCGTTTGCCAAGGCCATCGGTTCAGGTCCGACCGCTCGAAACGCCGAAATCTCAATCGTCAACTGGGCTCGTGAGCAAGTTCCGTACGAGGATGCGTCTTGGGAAAGTCCAAAGTTTCGCATTCAGTACAAAGGAAAGGCCATGGGTCTCATGAAGGAACTCGAACGGAGCGTGACGACCATAGTTCCGAACCTTCGAGTCGAGGGCGATCGAGTCGTCTTCGAATACAGCTTCGTCCCGCAGCTTGTTCGAAAACTGCAGCTCAAGCAACTCGATGCCAAGCGACTCGCGTGGTACCCGGCCGACATCCTGTGGCCTGATGGCCCTATGGCGATCTCTATTGTCAAAAACAGAGAGCGCGATATGCACCTCGAGCGAATCAAGGCGCGCGAGAGCGACTACGACGGCATCCTGCAGTGTCGAAAATGCAAGTCGAACAAGACGGAGTACTACCAGCTCCAAACTCGATCGGCCGATGAACCTATGACGACCTACGCTACGTGCAAGAAGTGCGGGAACAAGTGGAAATGTTAGCTAATTAAAATATAGACCAAGTTTAATGAATGCTTATCAGATTCACGTAGATACCGGGTCAGTCATTAACGTCGCCGGGGCAAATACTCAGCCCATAGTCTCCAAGTCGAACTCGAACCCTTTCCAGTGCAGTGTTTTGCTCGGAAATCGTCACCGGGCTTTTCACGAGGTCAGTCTGGCGAACGCCCAGATTCCCATTGGCTTTTATAACGTCCGGGCGCCTTACAACACGATCACTATAGGCCCCAAGACATACACAGTCACCCCAGGATCGTACCCGACCCCGACCAGTTTCCTTGCGGCTCTCAACACTGCGACGACGACGGGTGTCACCAGCGCTGTATGGGCGCTCGTGGCGAACACGTACCAGATTAACTATTCAGAGGGCAGCACATCAAATACCATCACAGTTCCGACCGGTCTCAATTATCCAAGCCTTGCGTCCCTGCTCGGCTTTGTTCCAAGTCAGACCCTGGCCGGGGTATCAATCACATCCCAGAACGCGTATCTATTGAACTTTGACACGTACCTGAATATATGGATAGAGAACATAGGCCCGTCATCGCTCGAGCCAGCTCAGATTACATACAAGATTCCAGTCAACGGTGCTGTTGGAAATGTAATTCACTGGAATGAAAATTCACAATTTTATCAGACCATCAAAGTCACAGATCGCAACGCGCGCGTTGACAGGCTGAATATTACGGTCTATGATCGGTTCGGGAACCCAATGAACAACAACGGCCTCGACTGGTCATTCAGTCTCAATGTCAAGTCTGACAATTAAAATATTTGGAAATAGTACCAATGCCCCGCGGTCGCCCAGCAGCACCCAAAGCCCCTACGAAGTTCCTGAACTCCAAGCGCCGTGTCATTTACATGACGGCCAACGGCAAGTACATTGCCAAGTCCGAGAAGGGCGCGACCGTGTACAACCCCAAGGCGCGTCACGTCAAGAGTCCAGGCGGCACCGTGCGTTCCGTGCTGAACTCTGGTGCCCGCGTGCCCACGGCCATTCGCCCCAAGATGACCCGTGCCCGCCGCTCCAACTCCGGCAAGGCTCGTGGCCCCCGTGCCTACAAGTCGGCTGCTATGGGTGTCTACTACAAGCACCCCATCGGCCCCAAGCGCCCAGCCGGCCGTCCCCGGAAGCACATGGTCAGCCCCAAGGCTGGCCTCGGTCTCGGTGCTCTGTTCAAGTCCCTGAGCGGTGGTGCTCTCGGCCCCGTGGCGCGCCGCTACAAGGCCACCATGGCCCGCAAGACCAAGCTGTCTCGCAAGCGGGCCGCAAAGAAGACGCCCATGGAGCGTCTGATGGCTTCCCTGAACTAGGCGCGTAATTTTTAAAATAAAAAGATTAAAAGCAGCTAACAGAATGCTCAGGGTATGGACGGATATAGGCGCCAAGCGCCCAGTCCCACTCTTGGCCAAAATTGTTGAGCAGAAAGACTCAATTTTCATCATCAGATATCTCTCAGAATCTGATGATAAAATTTGGCGCTACGAAGAAGAAACATATGAGATTGACGAAGATTCTATAGAGGAGGACTTTTGTACAACTTTAGAAACAGATATAGGTTTTAAAGTTGCAAGTGAAGATGGTTTTATAAAAATTGGAGATGAGCCAGATTACGATGAAATATAAAGTTGATTTATTATAATGGATATGAAAAAAGCTGCACCCTACATCGTTGGAGTCGTGTGTCTCATTCTTTTGGCTGCATACTTTCTTTTTCCAGGAAGCCCGATAGGTGGTATAATTAAGCAAATTATAGATTACGGCCCGGTATTCACGCCTCCCCCACCACCTCCCAATGTTTCCCAGTCGTCTTTCCCTGCAGTCACACCGACCCCCCAGGAGAAAGCATTTGACAGATATTGGTAAAATATTTTAAAAGTTTATAGTATGGAGGACTATGTTATAGCAATTCTCCTTTTAATTTTCATAATTTTGGTTATTAAATATTCCACGACAAAAAGTCAATATTATCCATCAACGCCCCAAGCTGACTATACTCCTTCTTTTCAGTATATAGGTCAGGACATAGCGACGGCCGACCTGACAGATACCACTAAAGTCATTGTAGGGAATTCAGGTGACAACTTGCTCGGCCGTCTCCAGCTGAACAACTTCATGTGGGCATCAAGCACTCCAAACGCAACAACCGTAACAATTGGATCATCGTCTATTGCCATAAATACAATTTGGGGAATCCGAAAGGAGCTCAAGATTGGAGGATCTGGAGATGTTCAGTATCTGCTCGGCACGGCAGGGGCTGGGTCAAACCCGACTCTTCTAGCTTCACTGACAGGGCCGACGCCAGAAATTATTGATACTTTTTTAGATACATCGGTAAATCCGAATGTTTCGTATGCAATTCCCAAATATATTTTAATTAAAAAGAGTACTGTGACTCCTATTAATCAATGTCACCCAAGTTCTACATTTAACTCGAGCTCTCAGCAATGTGTGTGCAATGCAGGGTACTACGGTACCGGAGACGTCACCAATACCGGGTCGGGATCATCTGGATGCAACCTCTGTCCGTCTGGATACTATTGCACGGGAGGAACGAGTAGTGCAGCGTGCCCCGTGGATAAGAATTACAGTGTGTCTGGATCAGTCGGTTCAAGTGCATGCGGTCTTCAATGTCTCTCGACAGCAAACGGAGGAACAATTACAGCCGCAACGACAAGCTCTGCGGCTATCTGTTATTGTAACCCTGGATACGGATTTAGCACGGTTCAAGCGTCCGGATCCCTCTATTACCAGAACGTATGCGCGGGTTGTCTTGCCGGATATTCCCTCGCAACGTCCAGTTCGGCATCTTCTACCTGCCCCGCGTGTTCTTCTGGCTATTTTCAGCCGAATGCCAATCAAACCTCGTGCCCTATATGCCCTGGTGGAAGCTCAACCAACGGCGTCAACAGCGCAGCGATTGCGTGTCCGACATGTGCCGTCGGAAAATATTCACCTGCGGGTGGCGGTGCGGTCACATGCATAAACTGCCGCAACGGACAATATCAGCCAAATTCAGGACAGACTTCGTGTTCGACATGTGCTGCCGGAAAATATTCACCCGCGACAGATTCTCCAGTGACGGCATGCTCGATATGTGCTGCAGGAACTTATTCGTCCGCTTCGGCTTACACATGCACGGCGTGCTCATCTGGGTCGTGGGCAAATTCGGGTTCTGCTCAATGCACACCTTGGGCCGGGGCGACGCAGCTCGCAGGCTATCTCGGAACTGGTTCGACCGGTGCTTGCCAGCCCGGAACATACGGAGTGGCTGGAGGTACATGCTCGCCGTGCCCAGTTGGTACTTATAATAACACGCCAGGAGTTTCAGCATGCACTCCTTGCCCACAGGGTCAATATCAGTCAACGACGGGACAAACCGCGTGTAGCCAGTGCCCAGGAGCCTATTCAACGACTGGAACCGGTGCATCATCTTCGGCTTCTTGCCAGCTTCTGAATTGTGCAGCGAATCAGTACGCATCTGCATCAGTCTGTGTCAGTTGTCCGCCAGCACAGACAAGTCCGCTGGGTTCTACACTTCTTACTCAATGCGTCACACCGGTCAATTGTGTCGGCGGTTATACAAACAGGACTTCAACGGGCACGTGTCCTTCGTGTGCTTATCCGGCGGGTACGACCACAACAGTCGCGGCAACGTATACATGGGCTACATCCACGGCGGCGGTCGGAACGGGATCGTGCCCGACAGGTTCAACTTCAGCCGGAAGTTATTCATGCAGTCCTAGCACGTGTGCCGCGGTGGCTTGTGTTGGATCGTGGGCCCTTACGTCAACGGCAGTTTGTCCGACGGACTGCGGCTTGCCTCCGTCGAGGCGAGATCGAGGTTACACGTGGACGACTACGACATCTGCATCGTACGGTGGGTCCTGCCCATCAACTGCATCAAACTCTTCAACTTCAACTACACCGAACGAATGCACATCCACGCCGGCGTGTAATGTAAATTGTAGGGGTATTTATCAGCTGACAAATTATGGGTCTTGTCCGAACCAGTGTGGTGTGAATGCCGCGAGTCCCAGAGCAGACCTTTACACGTGGAGCACATCAACCCCTAAATCAGGAAATGGTACTGCATGCCCTCCGGCAACATCAACCGCAAGTGTAACGAATGCTTGTGGTACAACTGCGTGTTGTGAGTTTGGCACGTATGTAGGTAACACCGGGGCGGCGAGGTGCTGCACGGGCATGTATGATAATGAGAACGGGGCCTATACGTGTATGTAATAATTATATCACATAAAAACAGGAATGGAAATTTACTTTATTGTAATTTTTCTAATTTTAATTGTATTTTTATTATCTAAAAATACAAGTAAATATACATTAGGTGAGACAGTAACAAACTGGCAGGTTCAGTTTATAAATCCAGGCTACGAACCTTCAACCCCTTTGACTTTAATTTCATCGACTGATAATTACCTTAGTAGAAATGCCATAAATTTGGCAATGTGGAACGGGACGTGTGGTGTTCCAGCCGGTACAGTTCAATCAAGTATTGTAGGATTTCGTAAAACTCTACAAATAGGCGGAGGAGGAGCTGTTGATTACTTTACGACCAATCCGACAAGTCTCCTTACAGTAAATACTACGATAGTCGATACATATTTGGACGATTCGAGTCAATTATGGAATATTCCGCAATATTTATTCTTGTTAAAAACTACATCAAACCCTGTTCTTTCATGCCCGAACGGAACATTGACCCCAGATGGAACAAACTGTCTCTGTAACGCTAATTATTACATGAATGGAACAACGTGTACATTGTGTGGAATAGGGCAGACGTCCCCGGCAGGAGCGACAGGATGTTCGACATGCACAACACCCAATGTAGGAACGACATTGTACTGGACAACTTCTGGAACATGTTCGACGTCTTCTCAACCATCATGCACGGCTGGTCAGACGCTTTCAGGAAACACACCAACAAGTGCAGGGTCGTGTTCATCATGCACAAATTCTTCTTCTGTCGGTTCGACCCTTTACTGGAACACCCCGGGGTCGTGCTCAACGGCTCCTGTTACAACGTCATGTTCTGCAGGGTACGGGTTTTCAGCAACCGCAGACAGTACGCATGACAATACGTGCGCGGTGTGTAATAATGCTCAATATTCACTCGGAGGAACCAACCAATGTGCAACCCGGCTAAATACATGTCCTACGGGGTACTCTTATATAAGCGGAAATACCACTCGTAACTCTTCATGCTCAGCCTGTCCATCGACTCAATTTTCTGGTGGGGGAACTGTCCCGTCGTGCACAAACAAGAAAACGAGTTGTCTTGCGGGGTACGGTTTTTCATCATCCGTAGACAGTACTCGTGACAATTCATGCACAGCGTGTAGTGGTTCTCAATATTCCATCGGAGGAACGAATGCATGCGCAAACTGGACAGGTCCCACGAGTTGTTCCGCGGGGTACAGTTTTACAGCCGCAACCGCGAGAAACGACAGAAGTTGCACACTGTGTAATTCGGGTGCAACTTCTGCAGGTGGTACTGCAGCGTGCGCATTCACAACGACTACCGTAACTGTGACAACCACTGACACCACTGTACCTACTAATTTACCCAGTCCTTCATTTGCAACTTTTACCAGGACTGCAGGTAGTCCTATTATTACTTGCATTTTTCCAGCGGTTTCGGGAAGAGTGTATACATTTACTGTAACAGGAGCTGGGATTATCGGCAAGAACGGGGTGTCGTATTCCGGAGCCTCTTTTTCAACATCCATAATTATTCAAACATCTGCAAAATTATTCATTGTCATTGGTCAAACAAGTACTACCAACACCAATGGTGCCGGTGGAACTTTTGTTTTCATAGATTCTACAGGAACTGCAAGTGCCCCAACAGCGTCTATGCCTTTTCTTGCTGCCGGAGGTGCGGGAAACGCAGCAAACGCTCCCTTAGATCTAACAGGAACTGGCGGAGTTTCGTCAACTTATACGGCGGCGACTGGAGGAGCTGACGGCGACCAAGGCGGCGGCCCCACGGGGCGTACTAAAAGTGGACTTGGATTAACATCATTACTTGCGAATGGGTTTTTAGGTACTGGACGTCCCGTAGGGGGTGGGGGCAACAGCAGCGGCCCCGGAAACGGCGGAGGCGGCGGGGGGTATAGTGGTGGCTCAGTATCAGCAGGGGGTGGTTCTTATGTAAATGGTTTAGACTGGTATAATACATCTTCTGTGAGCGCCGGCACAGCTGGAAACAATAACGGCAGTGTAGTTATTACTGCGACTGCGTAAAGTTTCACTTAAAACAGTTGAACATAATGATAGAAATGTCAATTACCTCAAAATTCCTCAACGCTTTCGACCCCAAGAACAAGGATCATGTCGAGTGGCTCAGTCAGATGATGGACTTGGCCGAGACGATGGGAGACCCGGCAAAGTCTATCAATATGATTCGTGATATTAACACGAACCCTATGGGTATTCAGTTGGGGAAGATGGATGCGCTTGATTGGCCCCATATCCATTTCGTTCTGTGCGCATCCTATACCAAGGCGGTTCTCAGGGGTCTGGCTCACGTTCCGACGGCATGAGCTCCTCGAACCGGTCTTGATAAAATTGAGCGGGCGCATCAAATTTAAACAAATTTCCGGTAAATGAATGTCCATTCTTCGTGTCGACTATTCCATCGACCGAAATAAGATCGAGCATATTTCGAGTGCAGACAATTTTTAAATCTTCAAAGTCCCACCTGTGAATGTACAGATAGGTCAAGTCTACATTTATATCGGGTGGGCTCGGAAGCATAAGAGACCCGTGTGTCTCTGGCCATTCTTTGTTCTGAATATAATACGTCTCAATCATCTGAGCTATGAATTTCGCGTCATTTTTGAATTTGAAACCAACCATTGACGTTCTATCGTCTTCATTCAGACGAAGAGTGAATGCATTATTTCCGGCTGAATGAAGGGTATAATAATTATTCGGTTTACTACCAAAACCTTTGGGGCGGGGTCGGACGGGTGGGCGGATGATTGCGGACATTAGTAATGTTCTACATAAAAAATTGATGTCGGTTCCGCGTCAAATTTCTCATGACATTGTAGGAAACACCTCAAAAGCAATGGAGTGCTCAGTCTGCTACTGCGAGTCTGGGTCTTTCTGCAAGCTGACCTGCGGACACACCTTCTGCACAGGTTGCATAAAGACGTGGTACCTCAAGGGCTCTGGAACAAACACGGCGTGCCCTATGTGCCGGCGACCTATGTATTTCCGGGGTTTCCACAAGGTCCGCGACGAGTGGGACGAGGAGCTCTGGGAGAACCGGTGTGCCGACGCCTACGGCCAGGCGATCGATGAAATGTTCGAGGATGCCGTCGACTTTGCGAGCGGCTTCGGGCCGAAGATGGCCAAGAGGATCATGTTCGATATGATTGCGGATATCAAGGATATCGAGCGGACCTACAACTTCCTCAAGAGCCAAGAAGTTTCGAGCGAGGATATCGAGTATGTGCTCATGGAGACTGACGAGTACTTCAGCGACCGCCACGCAGACAAGTGTTTCTGGATAGACGAGCCCGTGAAGAAGTTCCAGACAAGATACCCGCAGCTCAAGACGAGCAGCAGGGGAGGGAAGAGATGCAGAGCTCTCGAAGATGAATGGTATACGATTAATTTTGTATTGATATTGTAATGAGAAAAGGTCCTATAATTCTGGTCTTAGTCTTTGTCGTCCTTGTAGCCGTCATTGTTGGAGTTTACTTTGGGAAAGTCGCGTGTCCAAACTTTGGAAACAACTGCAGTAGTTCAGGAACGTTATCGACTCCGGAGTCCACGGGGTCTACGGGGTCCACGGAGTCCACGGGGTCTACGGGGTCCACGGGGTCCACGGGGTCTACGGGGTCCACGGGGTCCAGGGGGTCCACGGGGTCCACGGGGTCCAGAGGGGGTCCGGCAGTTTATACACCTGGCGGAGGAGGCGGTGGCGGCGGAGGAACCCCGATCCCCCGTACAAATTGCCCTGCAGGTTCTCGGGGTTCTGCGAACGGAATCACATGCACGACTTTGCCAGCTAATAGTTATTGGACTAACTCAACGGGAGACGCCTATACGACATGTAATTCTTCTACTCAGAGAATGAACACAGACGGAACTGCGTGCGTGACTTTGCCAGATAATAGTTATTGGAATTCCACGACAGGAGAAGCTTATACTACATGTAGTGGTACTCAGATCATTAACACAGCCGGAACTGCGTGCGTGCCTAGGCCGGCTTTAGTTTGCTATGGTGCAACTGAACTTAACGCATCGGGTTCAGCATGCATTCCTTTTTGTACGGGTAGAAGAATTTCGGATACCGTGTGTTATGATCAGGCATATGCTCAAAATAATTGCACCGCTGGACAATTTATAGATTCTACTGGTTCAGCGGGGTGTCAATCATGTCCGGCTGGATATACTTCGAGAACTACTGGTACCTATGGTATTGCAAATTGTCTGAATTCTAGCGGCTGTAATTATTTCCAGAAACAAGATTGTGATAGTCAAAAAGTAACAGATCCTAATAAAGTGTTTAATACGACAACTTGTAGTTGTGGGTGTCCAGCGGGAATGAGTACAGGGAGTCATGGAGGAACAACATGTTTTTCAGTCACAGGATACTGTCTAGCAATGTACGATTCAACGTCTGGCGCTGAACTAACAAATCCAGAGAGACCTGGAATAGTTTCAGCAGGACTTTGTCAAGTAGGTGGGTCTTTTGGAAACGGGCCCACGACATGTGGTTCTGGTTATACATATACTGCCGGAAATGCAGGTACAGGGTCAAAATGCACACGGGGGACAGTATCTTCATGTCCAGGAAAGTCAACGATTGTTAATGGAGTGTGTACATGTCCGGCAAATTCGAAATTTAATTCTTCACAAACTGATTGTGAATGCTTAGGAACTGGATATTCATTTAATTCATCTAGTCAGTGCGTCGCCGCTGCCCCCCCTCCTGCATGCCACGCAAATGGCCAAGGAACAGGACACGGATGGGGTGGTACAGCTCTGAATTGCTGTAATAATAACAGGTCCTATCATAGTGGTGGGTATTTTCCTTCATGGGACGTATGCGGGCCTGCATCCACCCCGCCTACATGTATAATACCTGGCGGCAGTCTTGTACCAAACAGTGCCGGGCAATCTGGCTATTCTATCTCAAATTGTTGTGATGGTCGTCCAGCGGTCGGAGGGTTCTGCCCTTCTTAATAAGGAATTCCTCCACTTCTGAGAATAAACATTCCTATAATAATGAGTCCAAGTCCTAGATATTGGAAAGGTGATTTTAGGCGTTCACCAAAGAGAAAGAACGCGACGGCCGTTTCGAGAATGGCTGAAATCCCGTCCCACATGCCGTTGACATAGGTCACATTCCCGACCCGAAGGGCTTTTATCAAATAATAAATGATGCCAGCATACCCAGCCAGACCAGCTCCCCACCCCTGGAGACTTCCTGTGCGGGCAACATTTTTGAATCCAAAATCTCCAATAATTTCAGTCAAACTCATCAATGAAATATCAAGAAGACTCATTCTGATGTTGTTCGAGATAAAAAGACGAGGCGTTCTATGATTACAATGGACATTATCGCATCTGTCGCTGAGCTATGCAAGGAGCGCGATGAGCTCGAGGAGACGGTCGACCAGTATGAGGACTGGTTTTCGGAGCTCATCGGAAAGACCGTGACTGTTACATGCAAGTCTCGCCGGAAGACAACCTTCCACGATGTGGAGATTGAGGCGTTCGACGAGGACGGCTGGACTGGACTCGATATTGATTCGGGTGAAGAGGTTCTTATTACATGGAGCGATATCGTCGCCGGTCGCGTGACTATTCATCCGACGCCGAAGAACTAAGGTTTCGGCAAAATTCATCTAAAAGAGGCATGACCTCGTCAAACCAAAAACTATCGTTGCGCGCAATTGCGTGACTCCGAACCTCACTGTTGAACTGCTGCACAAGTCGTGCCTTTTCAAGATTGAGCATCTGCAGGTACGTCTGGATCTGAATGTACTCGTAGTCCGGCACGACGCTAAAAAACCGCTTGGTTCGGTTCTTGATCTCGACCAGAGTCTTGGATCCGTCCGGCTTCTCTTCGATTCGGTCAATCTTCCCGACAACCTGAAAGGCGTTTCCGTCAACCTCGCACACGTCCAGACTGTAGAATGAATTGTCCCGGACGAGTCGAACCCCTTCGTCGTTCTCAACCTTGTCGGACGTCTTGTCCTCGGAGCGCGTCCCGTGGCCGGTGTAGACCTGCGAACGAATGAAGTCGGTGACCTCGGACTTCTGGGTCGCCGTGAGCTTTTCGTCAGCCTCAATCTTCTTTTTGGCCTGCACAAAGACCGTCTCGGCCTCGTCAGACGACTTGGTATGGACGGCTCGCGCAGCATTCAGAGCCTCCCGGGCGTGCTCTGACGCAGACAGGGCATCGTAAGCCTTGTCATTCTTGGTCTTGCCCTTGAAGGTCCCGGGCCAGTACTTTTTCCACAACTCATCTCGGACTTCATTGGACGGTTTGTAGGGGTTCCGCCCAATGATGGCCGCGACCTCACTTGCTTTCAATGTGACACGCATGTTTTTAAGAATAAGAATGTTGACTCTAAGTAACTATGGCACTCGCACGACCTGTTTTTTTCACGGCCCGCGCGAGAGTCACCCCAGTTCAGATCAAGCGGGCGATTTATCACGCCAAGAACTTGTGCCAGGACTATGAGGACTGCAAGATTGCGTGGGACATTGTCGAGGAACTGACCGCCGAACTTGCCCGTCAGCATGAAGAGGAGCTCTTCGACCAGACGTCTAAGCCTTGACCATCATCCAAGTCACAATGACAAGAGCCGCAACCTGAAAGATTGAATACCAGAAAAGAATGGAACGCTCGAGGCTCTTGGAACAGTCACACGTGTGGCTCCGAAGCTCCAAGATGTAGCTGATCGATGCCCACAGATATGCGATCGACGCGAGACCGAGAGGGACCCGCAGGTTGTGCAGGTAATCAATCCCCTTGGCCATGATGACAAACTGAAGAGCAATTCCGGCAAGGAAAAAATACTTCATATACTCTCGGCGCCAGTCCTGAGAACATGAGCAATGGTTCTTTTCCATATTTCGGATCCATGCAAACGCAAAACCAAAAAACGCAATATTAATGATGGGGCTCAGAATCAGTCTCTTCATTTATATAGACTTGAGATATTCTTTGAGAGCAAATTCACCTCCATGAGAATTTTTAAATTTTGATTTTAATTTTAATTGAAATTGTTTCTGAAGATCATTCCTGGCATTGGCAACAATTTTCATTATTTTTTCATTATATTCATCATCCACCTCGGGATATTTAATGATTTGATCAATTTTTAATTTTGGAATTGCATTAATTTCTAAAACATGTTTTGATAAAATTGATCGAATCTCTGCCGGAGACATGAATTCCCGATACTTGTGTGACCGGGTCTGTTTCCGCAGGAAGTTCATGACTTACCATGGGCCGCGAAAATTCATGTTGCCCATGAGTCACGGTCGGGGACCATGACCAGTCTCCAGATGGAAAGCAAGCGCGACTCAAAACGCACCTCTGCCAAAAAGTCTAAAGACTACAGCGTTTATTCACAGAAGCATGTCCGTGCAGCTCTTGCGTCCCGGTTTCAGGTTCGAGGTGCTGGTGCTGCCGGAGCCCACCCAGACCCTGCAGCGCGCCCCGTCAATGTACCAGTACGGCCCAAGCCTTGAGACCATCCCCTTGAAGGATGAATATTATGTCGTCTGCAAGGACTACTCTATTCAGTCCGTATCTGAACCGACCCGGCCTATCGGTTGGGAGCTCATCGAAGAGGGTGATGACTTGTACTATCGCGTGACGCAGCATGGGTTTTCGCCCGAAAAGATCGGTGTGATCTTCATCGGCTACGATGATCCCCCGGACGGCCGAGGGACTATCGGCTCGACCGTGGTCTTTTGTACGCCCCAAGATGCAGTAATTATAGACTTTGAAGACGACGGCGATCCCGAGGTTTCCTCGCGTCAGCCGTCAAACCCCTTTTTGTCACTTAGTCAGTAGATGCCAGATTGTAAAACATGTCGTTTCTTTGTCCCGGGTCGTTACCCTCGTACCGATAAATGCGCGCGCTTCGTAGTATATAAAGGACGTGGCAAACTCTTGTATGAATGGGCCGAGTCTGCCAGGTTCCGTCAGAGCAAATGTGGTTCGGAAGGAAAGTTCTACATCCAGAAAGAGACAAGCGACGCTCCTACATCAGATGAATAAATACGCATCTGCGGCCGTCGCCAGTGTCCTTATTTGGCCCCTCATTTACCAGACCATCTGGTCGTTTCCACTCCCGGTCTCAATTTATTTGACACTCGAACTCGTCCAAGCGACCGTATTAAACTCTTGATAACTTATAGAGATATGACTCGACTCTGTGTTCGGACGCAGGTTGTGGTTCGCAGGGTCCAGCGGCATCGCATCACCCGCCGCGTAACCCGGCACGTCGTTCACGGTGCGACTCTCGGAATAGTTCCAAGCACCCTGAACGATGTGGTATTTCACCACGCGAATCTAAGTTTGGAAGAGGTCATTCATGCGACCCAAGACACCCTGGCTGTGTCTATTCTGAGCGCTCTTCGATTTTTTGTACTGTAAATTTAACTTTTGCCGGAGGATAAATTATATTAAACTGAACCCGAAGCTTCCCGACCTTGTCTTCGACCTTGAATCCCTTCCCGGGAATGATGTAATCTTCCCGAGGATCCAAAACTCCCCAGTCCGACGTGTCTATCGAAATAGGCCCATCGAAATGCGGAACCTCTATCTTCTTCCCGTTGACTGAATCTGCGAACGAAATCTTCGTTTGCCAAATCAAGTCTATGTTCTGACGCATGAGTTCGGCGTGAGGTTGGACGCGAATATGAAAGACGATGTCTCCGGGCTCTTCGTTCGAACCCTGAACCTGTTCACCGAGGCCGTGACCTATCAGCGTGTGTCCGTCGAATATCCCGGGCGGTATCTTGAGTTCGAGGTTGAGGTTTTCGATAGTCTTCTTCTTTCCGTTGCATGTCGGGCATCCGGTTCGAAACTTCCCCTGACCTTGGCATGCCTGGCAGGGTTGCTGCATAACCATAGGGCCCATCTGTATGTGAACCTGGCCTCGGCCCCCGCACTGCGGGCAGTTTGTCACACATGTCATGCACCACTTGCCGAGTGAAATTCTCATGTTTTTGGTGACTCCCCGATATGAATCCTCAAAACTAATCTTGATATCGTGGTCGTGGTTCGCGCGTCTGACCGGGCCGCGCGGGCCTCCCCCGAACATCTGGGAGAATATGTCACCTGGGAAGCCACCGCCTCCAAATGGGTTCTGGGGCGGCCCGTCAGCCGTTCCAAATTGGTCGAAGTTCTGACGCTTCTGTGGGTCGGACAGAATATCGTACGCGCCCTGGACTTTCTTGAATTGCTCTGGATCGCCACCCTTGTCGGGATGCGTCCGTAGGACGGCTTTTCTATAGGCCTTCTTGACCTCAACATCAGAGGCGCCCTTTTGGATTCCCAGCGACGCGTAGGGATCCATTACTTTTTAGTAGCTTTCTTCTTTTTAAGGTGTTTGCGCACGGCCGACTGGATCTTGGTCGCAGCCTTTTTTACAACGACGCGCCGGACGTTTCGAGCCCGAACCGGATTCCGAGTCACTGGGTTCCTGAAGATCTCTGCCTTTGGATCAAACATGAGGAGCTTGTAGTTATTTTTCGCATGTCCCGCGAGTTTCCAGAACGTGTTTGAATTGTAATAATTTGTGCGACCGGTCGTCTTGTTCTTTACCTCATAGACCGGAATACCTGTCGTGGGGAACGCGAGCGTGACTGGGTTGATGTAATTATTTTTTATATACATAGACTGAACCTTTGGGAGAGCCTTGACCTTTTCCTGAGCTTGCCAGAGTGCCTTTACGGCTCTGTATTTTCGTTTTTTCTCGCGTATGAGCATCTCGGCATATGCCTTTACGAGCTTGTCACTCATTAATACATTCAACTATTTAAATTTTCTACTCGGCACCCTCATTCGTTTTGCCGAGGGGGCGGCGTTGCCGACCGGCGCGTTCGGTCGTTTCGTTGGCGGTCCCGCAAACATATTGGCCGTTCCCATATTATTTGGAAGCTTGAAGTTGTTCAATGTCACATTGGCCAACTGATTTGCCTGTCGAACCTGGGTAGGAGTGAGCTGTCCTCGCATAGCCGCAAGTTTTGCCTGTATATCCGTGTCAACAGTATCAATGCGTGATATCAAAGCCCGAAGGCGTGACGTGGCATAGTCGTGCTTATTTTTTGGAACACCTGTATATTTATTTCCAACTTGTATAGTCTTTAAAAAATTTATAATTTCATCCAACTTTTTGTGATGCGCATTGAGCGTGGTTTTTGCTAAATTTACATTCTGGGTTGTTCTTGAACTGCTCGTATTCAACTGAACCTGTGTTATATTTGGGTTATATTTACGTTCAATAGCAGTTGTTAAATTTCGGAGTTGAAGCCCACGGTTTCCCGGTGTTAATGTCGCATTTTTAATAGCGCGCATTTGATTAAGAAAATTGGCATTCACACCCTTTTTAGGCTTTAGTCTCTCGGTCATAAGTTTCATACCCGCAGCTGTTTCGGCCGGATCCGGAAGACGCTTCTTTGAAGAATTCGGAACGTTTGCCAGTGTTGTTTTATTCGCACCGAGACGCTTGGCACGAATTTCAATGTAATGTAAAAGATAATTTTCAACAATATCTGATGAAGAATTCTTTGCATTTACAAAAACGTTTTTTGTATTGGCTACAAACTTTGCAAGATCATTTCGGGCGGCTTGTTTCAAAATACGGCCACCGTGGTTTTGATTATGCTTTAAAATCTGCTGAGAAATTTTATAAAGTTCTGTGATTGTTTGTCGCGTGTTTTTGTTTGTTTTGAGTTTATTCTGTAATTCATCTCTTTGTAGCAAAAAATATAAAATCTTCTGAAGGGCCGGCTTCCATGCCGCGTCCGAGTTTATGAGAGGAAGGGCTAATTTACCGCGGAAAACTTCCTTTATACTTGTTCCTCGCGCGGCAAGCACACTCGGAACATTCTTTGAAAGTAAGTTACTCTTCATTATAACTTTTTCGAGCTCGTCTTCTATGGCTTCTTCGGCGGCTGACATTGTGATTTTTTCTCGTAATTGTTTTTCTACATTTTTCATATATCTTGACAGATGCGACTCAAGGAGCGCTGCGTTTACTCTGTAATTGTGACGCAAACCTCCGAGGTTTGTTGCGAGCCTGGAGTTTAGTTTTAAAAATTTAACCAGACCGTTGAGAGTGATATATGTGACATTTACAGATTGATGATATGACGAATAATTCTTCGCAAATGAGAGATCGTCCGCAAGAAATGGACAGTACATGAGGTTAACTTCTGTATCTTTCCCAAGTAACTCTTTAAAAGTATACTTTGCTTTCAACATTTGCTCTTCTTCTTTTTCATCCATTCTCAAATGACCCTTTCCGGCTTTCAGTTCTATAATATAAACCTTATATGGCTTCCCGGGTATTAATATCAAGTAATCAAGCTGAACACGAGATTTACCCTTACCACCTTTGGTCAATGCTTGTGGCATTTTTACTCCTGTTGTATTAAGATTTACAGTTATGTAATGTCCTCCATATGTCTTCATGGCTTTCCATAATTCTGGATTTGTTTTCATTGTAATTTGTTTGTTAGTTTCTTCGTCATAAAATGTGACTTGACCCTCCTTATCAGAAACAAGTCCTGCATCTGAAAGGGATATTGGAAGTGCAGGATTTCCAAAAACAACCGCAACCGATTCAAAGTCATCACCCTTTCCGGAATGGTATGCCTTTGATAAATTTGCAAAATACGATGAGAGGTTATTTTGTTTCAAACGACCTGGTGCGTTGGGTGTGTATGGTTGGCTCATCACGTTTCTGAGTTTAGCAATAGCGGTCGGAGATATCAGGTGTTGATACAACGGCTCGTCCAGCATTGCGTGCAATTTTTTGAATACATTACTCATCTATTCATGAACTCAGATAAAAAACTGGCGCCCCGTATCATTACAATGGCAACTCTCCAGAAGGCTCTCGATCGCGTCAACGCCCTGAAGGCTGATCTCAAGGAGGCGAATTTCGACCTGAAGGTTGAGCTCGAGTCGACCAAGTTGTACCAGGCCATCCTGGCTGCGACCCTCGAGCAGTCGACCGCCCGTGACAAGGTGCCAGAGAAGGCTGCCGCGGCTCAGGCTCTGAAGGTGACCCTGGCCGTATACAACAAAAAGGAGGAGTCCGAGTAAAAATTCGTGTCCTTAGAGTGTCAAGACGCGCGTGTAATACAGATACCACCCAAAACTGAAAATGTCTCCCAATGCCTACCTGTCTTACAACAAGACCGGTCTGCTTTGCGGATACCCCGGAGAGGCTGAGATTGAAGAGCCCACGTTCGTCTGGTCGTACTCTATCTTCGAGTGCATCAACGGCGACCCAGTATCGCCCTCAATGTACGATTTTATGGCCGGGTATGTCTATTCGAAAATCTCAAAGGATCAGCTGTACGACATTCAGGCCGAGGACTACTGCGAGGGAGACCTCGAGGAGGATGCGGTCGCGGCCTACTATACCCTCCCTCTCAACGATCGTGTGAATATGCACCTTCGAACCCTTGAGATACTGAGGGGAAACCTGGTCATTGCAGATTCCAAGGAGAATGCGGCTATGAATTGGATTCTCGACCACGAGAACCAGCCGTTTGACCCCACGAGCCCGATCTACGGAGAGGTTGTCGACTTTGTACGAGATCTCATCACCCGGAACCGCGAAAAGCGCGAACTTCTCGAACGCCAGGTTCACGAGGAGGAGAACTGGTCGGGTGGGGTCGAGATGGAGGAGTAAAAAACGTGTCGTCACGGCGTCAGAACTTCAAAATAAATCAAAAAGTCAAACTAAAATGTCGACCCGCCTCGAGGTTGGTTTCCAGCTCAACGAACTCGAGGATGTCCTCTTCATGAACCTGACGCACTGCTTCCTCTTTCACGTGGGTTTCAACTTTTGGCAAGAGACGGACACGATCGACACGGACACGAATGCTGGGGTCGAGGATGCGATATGGAACTCCTTTCAGGACATGATGTCTCGATACGAGAAACACAGTGGCGTCACGATAGCTCTGGAAAACCTGTGTCTGAGTATTCAGAACGCCGTCTGGGCCGCGATCAACGTCCCCTATCCCAGAGATCCCTACCGGCACCTCGATATTGTCGCTGAGAATGCGCGCATAGTCTACAGGGCTCAGATTTTTGACCTTCGGAGGGAGCTTATCCAAGCAAACCACCACGTGGAGGTTATCCAGCGCGTGTGGCGGCGCTGTGTCTCTGACCCGAACTACAAGGTCTGCCTCAACCGTCTGAACCGGGAGTTTCACGAAGACATCCCGCAACTAAAGTCTAGCCTCGTGTAATGTGTAGAATGTTTTGGAACCTCTTTCGTCTCGCGCTCTGGTCTCTTGTCCCTCTCCCCGTCAACCCGGTCGTGTCTCGTCCGGACAAGGCCAAGAACCTCTGGACGTTTAGCTGTGATTCATTCACGACTCCGTTCGAGATTGTCTACGCGCGCGTCAAGAATTGGTGTCTTCCGGCTGTCAAGACTGAGTGAAAGACCCAACGTCCAAGAAATCAAAGATGACTTCGTTCTGGAAGGCTCCCGTGACTCGCAGCCAGCTCAAGTATGTCGAGAATGATGTTCGGGCTGTTCGCGACGATATGAACGCTTCGTTTATGCGCGTCGGTGCCGATATGGATGCGGTTCGTGAGCGCTTCAAGAGTATGGAGGCTGAGATTGCCGAACTGAAGAACCTTTTGCAGAAGCAGCAGCGCCCGGTGGTTGCTCCCGTCCAGCGCGCTGTTCGAAAGTGCAGTTTCTGCGACTGCCCCGGTCACGTCATTACGTCGTGCCCTACGCGCCAGGCCGAGCTCGTCTCGACTCAGGTTGCACTCGCCGTGCTTGCACGTTAGAAAATTCGTGTAATGAACCCCTCAAGTTTTTCTGAACATCTAGTAATTAGCAAAAATGCCCTGTCAGTGTGAGTCGTGCCTGACTCTTCTCGCGACCCAACGCGACAAGAGCCATACATTCAACGTCTTTCTCGATATGCTCTCGGACGGCCGAGTGGTTCACATTGGCACCGACGATTCCGGCCAACCATTGTACCAAGACACAACTTAGAGAGTCGAACCGTGTAATGTATAGAATGCCCCCATTTGCTATTAAGAATGGTGATACCGTCTTTGTTGTCGACCCGTCTCAGATTCGATGGTTTGAGTTGAGCGAACGTTACAGTGACCTGACCCTGTTTTACCACAACGGGTCTATGGAGGTGATTCGTACCCGCCACGCCAAGAGTATCTTCAACGATCTGCAACTTCAATTCAATGTGCTTAACGTGAAGGATTATGATCTCAGCTCAAATTAGATGCTCACTCCTGTCCAGCGTCGATATTTCGAACTCCTCACATCGACCCTCCCTATAGTTATAAGCACAGGTCCAGCAGGTACAGGAAAAACTATGCTCGCATGTCACGCAGGGGCCAAGGCGTTCATTCAGGGCAGGGTCTCTCGCATCATCATGACCCGTCCGGCCGTGTCTGTTGATGAGCAGCACGGCTTTCTTCCCGGAACACTCGAGAAGAAGATGGACCCGTGGACCCGGCCTATGTTTGACGCGCTTGGCAGTCACTTTGGCCCTGTATCTCTCAAATCTATGGTTAAAGAGGGAAAGATTGAGGTCTGTCCGTTGGCCTACATGCGCGGTCGAACTTTCGACGACGCGTGGATCATAGGCGACGAAATGCAAAACTCGACCCCTTCCCAGATGAAGATGCTTCTGACCCGTATAGGTCGCGACTCGAAGATGGTCATCACGGGTGACTGTGATCAGCACGATCGAGGGTTTGATGAGAATGGACTTTCGGACGTCATAGGCCGCATCTGCTCCCTCTCGACCAACATAGGCCACGTCCAGTTTACTGAAGATGACGTCATGCGTAGCGAGGTTATCAAAGAAATTCTGCGTATGTACTAGGATGGCAAATGCCCGGCTCGTTTTTGCATCATCGGATCTCAGGGATTCCAATATTTACCCCTATGGAAATAATTATGTCCTCCACATGACTCTTCCGGTCAAAAACATCACAAAGGTCGACCTGGTCAGCGCACATTTTCCAAACGCCATGTATAATTTGAATTCATCATCAAATGTAATTACAATTAATAAAAATATTTCATCAAATTCTAATGTCTGGCTCAATGCCGGACGGTATGATCAAATGTCCCTGTCAAACACATTAACACTGGCCGGACTGAAAACAGATTTTATCAGGTATGAAGGACATTTTGTATTTTCTAATGTAACTTCATCAAATATTTACATTAATAATGATGAAATTGCAGAACTCATGGGACTGACGGTCAATACAAAATATACTTTGGCATTGGCCGATCCCATGAAGGACCCAACATATACAGGAAAATACATTTACAAGACGTCGAACATTGCAAATATGACTATTAATGATTACATGTTTCTTGATATTGAGGAGCTTCGAACGCCCCATAATCTTTCGACCGGTCCTTTATTTGCAAACACAATCAACGGAACTGATGTGAACACTATGTTTGCGCCAATTATGATTAAGAACCCACATTTGAGTTCGGTGACAAACTTTATGGAGACGAAGGATATCTTGCTTACAGCGTATTATCCCGAGCCCATAACGTCCCTCGATCGTTTGACTATTCGGTGGCGTGACAAGTACGGGAAGATTCTCAACTTTCAGGGTCTTGATTCGAATTCATTCATTTTGCGCGTGTACGTGTCTGAAGAGGACAAGCACATGAAGGCGCTCGATTCCCTCCCACCCCCTGTTGATATTAGCTGGCCCGTCCCGACCCATTATTACATATGGGCAGTTTTGGCCGCCGGGCTCGTCCTCATCCTGTTGATGAGGCGGTAAAATTCGTGTGACCCATGTGTCACAGATGCGACGACGATGATGAAGTCCAGTCAAAATGGATTTCGTCATTGTGAACATGCCATCTCACTACGAGGCGACGACCGGTTTCGTCTATTTGAACTCGGAAGATCTTCGTAGTGAGTTTGTAAAAGTGGGTGATTTCGTGTATCGGTGCCTCCCGCACCATCGTGTCCGCCCCGGGACTATCGCCATGAACGTGGTTCAGCGCAACCAGGCTGGCGGGAAGCGCGTCTATGTCTTGGCATTCTCCATCTCCAATCTTCCAGAGATCAAGGGTCTCTCTATCGATGTCGAGTGGCTCATCCGGGACACGACCAAAGAGCCTCCCGAGGTTGAAGCGCGGTTCAAGGCGCACTTCAACCGCCACGTGCTGACGGGCGGCCAGGAGGTCCTGATGTACATCGACGACAACTTGGCGAAATGCAAGGTGAAGATTGAGGGCCAGGGAATGATGACCAACAAGACATGGGTTCGGACGTGAGGATCTTCGATCCGACCGGGAAACCGTAGGTTTCCCTAGAGGTCCTCGACCCAAAAGACGGAAGCACCCACGTAGCAAGTCCCCGAACCGGTAATAACATTGGCAGTGAAACACAAGACATCGTTAGGATTTAATACAATTTCATAGTCTGATAAATCAATGGGTCCGGACTGTCCTCCTATAGCCACAACGTGTGTAAATCCTGTATTCCCCCCAGCGAGTGTAGTCAGACTGACAATGTTTGAACTCATTGATGAATTTCCTATAACGTTCGAACCACTTGTTCCTGTACCCAGACTTCCGTTATAGGGCGCCCATATAGTCGGCCCACCCGTCGGGTTTCTGGTCAGAGTAAATGAAATGACACCATTGGGCTGGTTTGACCCTGTTCCGGACCCGTTTCCTCCAAAAGATATTGAACGAATATGAGCCTGCGAACGGTTCGGAATTCCGTTGAAGTATGTAGCATTTTTGAGAGCAAACATCATCGTATTTGTGCTATTTGTGACTGCCGAAGTAGGAGTTCCGACAACTGCACCCTTTGGCCCTAGAAAACGGCGCTCGCCCTCGAGAAACTGACCGACCGACCCACCCTTCACGGTAACTGGGATGGATGATGTGGTGTAGCAATTCGAATACCACATGGCGTGCATGGTTGGATCTCGAAACACGGGCGTCGCCAGAGTTCCAGCATTTTGAATCATGTGAGCCAGAACCCAACGCCCAGATGCTGGCGCGACTACATAGAAAAACAAATTTCCAGCCCCGAGATATTGAAACTTGTATTGAAAAATATTAAGGTTTGTCGGATCGATAGTCATTCCGGATGGCCCTGTTCCATCCAATTTATCTGAGTTCCACGACGTCTGTGGAATAAACGTATTGGATGAGTTTCTGAACCAGTGAACACCAAAAACAGACCCTTGATAGCCAAATCCCATACCGTCAATAAGAACGTTCGACGTTGGTTCTAGGAAACCCACTCCAGCAATCTGCAGGGATTGCGCAGGGGCTCCGGAAGTAAACGCGCCAGTCATTCTCGTCAGGGTTGACTCGCCGGATCGATATTTTATAAACTTTTTAGGACGAAACATGGCCATTGATCCTCCCGAGGTAGCGTTGGCCGTCACCTGTAAGAGACCGTTCGACACGTTGACGGTCGCGTTCGACCCGTAGAGGACGTTTGACGAGATGACTGTATTGATTCCGTAAACGAAATCGAGCTGTGCAATTGGAGTGGGTTGGGCGACTAATACCTCACCGAATGCCGCGCGCGGTTCGGCAATTGTGACGACGAGTGAATTCTCTCCGTTTGTTGCAACGGGTTCATATAATCCGCCGCCTATGGTCTTGCCCATAAGAATGGTTCGCGTGTTGATGGTGTCTGTGAAATCAGTCATTACATCGGTTGCCCGGGTCGTCTTGATCGCAATGCGAGCCTGCGGGTGAAAAATTGACTGAATCATAAACTGCGTCTGATTCGTCGAGTCGTTGACGTAAATGACCCGGAAGAACTGGCAAGTCATGGTCGAGTCGAGCGTAAATCCGTTGGCGGTCACAGCGGTCACCTGGGAGATTGTATTCGACACGGGATAAAATGGTGACGCGACGTTTGAAAACTGTACAAAGATATTTCCGGTTGCATTCGCGGGCTGGACATAGTACGAAACGCTCAAGGACGCATATTGGCTGACATCCTCGGGAGTTCCGGTGAATGTCCGACTGCCCGAATTCAGAAGCGTCGAAGTTGAGTTGACAGCCGAGACGTTCGCGGTCACGGTTGGGGTATAAGTCATCTCTAATGTGTATGAGTATTAAATAATTGACCACAAACTTCCAGTCCATAGGACTGTGATGGCCGAGTAGCCTGTAATGATTTGCGCGCTGGGGCCTCCGTCAATTGTGTTCGAACCTGAGACGAGCAGCGTGAATCTGTAGGACGGGCTTGACGTGGCCAACCCGGACTCATCCTTGATGACATAGACCTTTCCAGTCGGCACGGTCGCCCCGAGGGGCAGAGTTATGGTGATGCCCGTTCCGTTGCATCCAATGTAATAGTCAGTCAACTGGACGTTGTAATTTCCAGACGTAACCAATTGGACGGGCACGAGGATCGGCACGGTCGGAGCCGAGGCGCCTCCGGTCCTGCTGAAATAGGCCGCCATCTATTATGTGTGGAGAATAATAGATGAGTGCCCAACCGCCTCAACCGAACCTGTTATGGCAGTTTGAATCTTCAAACGTGGATTCGATCACTGGATTGGCTCCTTTTTACTCAACCATCACAGCTGTCAATCAGGTTCCACCTGCATATGTTACCGGAAAGTATGGCCAGGCTATTTCATTCGTAAATACAGTCGCGTACGGATTCCCACTTTCAAATTCTTATTTATACTATAATACGAGTTCTAACTTAAGACTGACTGCAAATAACCTGACGTCGACTTTCTGGTATCAGCCACTCGGTATTGGAAATAACGGAAATCAGTCCATCTTTCAGGTTCTAGATTCGGTTGCCGGTTCTGTTTACATTTATATTCAGAATCAGAGTGCAAATTCTGGTATTCAATATGTGGCCAGTACAGTTGGAACGCTCATTCCTCCAAACACGTGGGCCCATGTAGCAATAGTCACCTCAAATATTGGAGCTAATACAAACAACGTGTTTTGTTCGTATTATCTCAATGGAAGTTCACAAGGGACTTCGAATATTACACTTTCATCAACGAGTGGAACTATAAGTCAGATATGGCTCGCAAGTCAGAACAATGGTGGAACAAATGGAGCTCATGCTGCGTGGTGTTTATTTGACGACATACGCATATTCAACTCTGCCCTGAGCGCTTCTCAAATACAGACTATTTATGCGGCGGGGGGTATGCCCAATCAGGTGAGCCTGAGCGGCGCTGGGACAAGTTATATGGACGGTTCTGGAACTATAACTATGAATTAATAGATTTAATAACTACAAATTGTAAAACTGCCGCCGCCGCCGTAATTGTAAAAGTATTTGGGTTACGCATATTTATAACGGCAGATCCAGCTGCGGGCGTTGATGAAATATTATAAACAGAAAGAAATCCTCCGGATGAATGATTTAGAAGTAAGAAATCAGTGGCGGATATGAAAGAATTTGTAAAAGTAAATGTATTGAGTTGTGCAGCGGGTATGGCTTCGCTGGCAAGTGTTATTGCTCCACACGGTCTGTTCAGGGTCACCCCTGTATTTCTGTTGGTCAATTGAGTAACGGTACCGCCTGTTCCAGTTGGCCCTCTGTAGCCAAATGCACTTGAGGCATAGACGTTGGTCGATGTCAATGTGTTTGCCACGGACACGTTATTCGTCGCGTTGATAATCGTGGCGAATGTGGAACCTACCAAGTTGGATGTTCCCGAGACGTTCGAGGTGGTAGAGTTGATGAATGGTACAGTTAGTGTGCTAAAGTTGAATATTGTGTTCGATGCGTTTGATGTAAATCCGGCCGCAATAATGTTGGTCGTTGTGAGAGTATTCGAGACGACCAAGTTTGCAAAGGGCTGAGTAATATTTGAAGAGTTGATGTTTGAAAGGGTATTACCGGTGATTAGGGACGAATCTATTATTCCGAATATAAGGTTTGATGCGTTAATGTTCGAGAGGGTGTTGCCAAGGATAAGTGTTGAAGAGACGATGTTGGAACCGGCAAGCGTCCCGTAAAGGGTCGTTGCAGAAACGCTCGACGCCGAAACGGCATTAGAACCTGCCAGCGTGCCGTAAAGTGTCGTTCCCGAAACGCTCGAGGCCGAAACGGCATTCGAACCTGCCAGCGTGCCGTAAAGTGTGGTTCCAATGAGGTTCGTGGCTGTGATGGTCGACGCTGCAATGGTGTTCGAACCTGCCAGCGTGCCGTAAAGAGTGGTTCCAGAAACGGTCGATGCCGACACGGCATTCGAACCTGCCAGCGTGCCGTAAAGAGTGGTTCCAGAAACGGTCGATGCCGAAACGGCATTCGAACCTGCCAGCGTGCCGTAAAGTGTGGTTCCAATGAGGTTCGTGGCTGTGATGGTCGACGCCGAAACGGCATTCGAACCGGCCAGCGTGCCGTAAAGTGTTGTTCCCGAAACGGTCGATGCCGAAACGGCATTCGAACCTGCCAGCGTGCCGTAAAGTGTGGTTCCAATGAGGTTCGTGGCTATGATGGTCGACGCTGCAATGGTGTTGGCCGCATAGATATTTCCATGTATTATGTGTGTAAAATCAGGGTCTGGTAGAATATACGAATTGCTCCACGTGATGCCATTATTGGTCGAATATATCATGTCTCCTGTTGCCGAGTCAACAGTTGTAAAACGACCGTTTCCATAAGCTATAGGAGACCATGTCGCTGTTGGAATAACCGAATCCGTCCAGATATCTCCATCAGTTGAGTACACTGCAACCCCATCAGTGCTCACTGCTACAAAATAACCGTTCCCAAATGTGACCGAATCCCAAGCGTGAAATGAAATAGTATGAGGAGCTATCCAATAATCTCCGTCATCACTCGAAAACAACGCAATTCCGTCGTTACCCACTGCGACAAACACACCGTTCCCAAAGGTGACCGAAGTAAACGTCGAAGGTGCTAAACTTGTCGCACTGACCCAGTTTGCCCCGTTATCATTCGACCGTGCAATATGTGCGTCACTGCTTACTGTTACAAAATAGAGGTTCCCAAAGGCGACAGAAACCCATGTATGATTTGCAATAAGTGCGGCTGGATTCCAGTTATTTCCGTTATCATCCGAGTTCTGAGAATTTCCGTCATCACTTACTGCTACAAAATAGCCGTTCCCGTAGATGACTGACTTCGTTTGATAAGGCGTGAAACTGGCTGCATCTGTCCATGTAGCTCCATTATCGCTCGAGAACGCGATGCCATTCTGAGCCACGGCTACAAAGTATCCGTTCCCATAAGCGACCGACGTATACAATTGAGCTGTAATAGTCACTGGATTTATCCATATATTTCCATCACTCGAGTACGAAGATCCAAACTTGCTCACTGCTACAAAGTATCCTGAACCATATGCTATATATGTTGTAAAAGCGGGTGTTATATTAAGATTTATCAAGTGTGAAATCCCTGTAGAATTTGAAAAGAATGCATCTCCGGAAACGTTCAGGTTCGTGGTCGTCACACTGTTCGAGACGACAAGGTTTGCGAAAGGCTGAGTAATATTCGAAGAGTTAATGTTAGAAAGTTGTGAACCATCGCCTATAAAATAACTCGCAAAGACGTTCGTGGTCGTCACGCTGTTCGAGACGACCAGGTTAGCAAAAGGCTGAGTAATAGACGTCGACTGTATATTTATTAAAGAACCCCCATCAGAAGACCATAAGAGTCCCGAACCCGATTCGGTCAAAAACTGCCCGGGTGTTCCAACGCTCAATGTCGAGTCTACTATTCCAACAGTTCGCATGTATCCAGCGACATCAAGGAGATAATCCGGAGCCGCTGTTCCTATTCCAGTATTTCCTATGATATAAGCCGTTCCGGATACAGCCAGGTTCGTGGTCGTCACGCTGTTCGAGACGACTAGGTTTGCTAGGGGTTGAGTAATATTGGAAGACTGGATGTTCGAGAGGGTGTTTCCGTATATCCGGGCCGAAGAGAGGATTCCGGTCGTGATGTTCGAGGCGTTCAGGGTAGAAAGGGCCGCGCCCGACGCTATCAAGCTGCCAGTGACTGTAAGTTTATCAATCTTTGCCCCGTCTACGACCGTAAATGCGTACCCAGGGCTCGAGGCCGTGTGGACCGCCACATTTCCATAGCCATCGATGACCATGGCCAGTTGTGTGTGATCCCAGAACTCCGCAACATTATAGGACATATTTGGAGCCTCATTTTGATTCACATAGAGGGCCGTTGCCGTCCCTTGATTGATAACTGAAAGAGAGTTTGTTGTCTGTGTATTCGTCGCTGTAATTATAAAAGTGTTCGTCACCTGAAGATTCGAGACGATCAGATTGGAAAAGGAAGAAATACCCCCGAGAGAAACGATCGAGGGTGCCGTGAGTTGGAGTGTGTTAATGTACGGAATAGTGAGTGTATCGTAGAACAGGGTCGTGTTGGACACATTCGAGGTCATAGCGCCCGAAACCACTAACGAGGTCGTAACAACGTTCGTGGTCGTCACACTGTTCGAGACGACTAGGTTTGCTAGGGGTTGAGTAATACCGGCTGTTATATTTGACAACAACCCTCCATCACCTACAAAATATTTAGCAGACACATTCCCACTCGCGATCACGTTCGTAGTCGTCACACTGTTCGAAACGACCAGGTTCGCCAGTGGTTGAGTAAACCCCCCTGAAATTATATTCGACAAGAGACCCCCGTCACCGTAAAACCGTGCGGCCGTGACATTCCCACTGGCGTAGAGATCCTTTGTAAATATGGCATTAGAAACTTTTAGGTCTTTTAGGTTCTGGGATTTTCCATTAGTGATTGGGTCGGAGCACCCACATATATCCATTCTACTCTCTCATAAGAATATAATTTTATCATTGCAATTCCATGAAATTTATAATTAAAATTAATGAAAATTACATTAAAATGCTAAGCTGTCAAAAAAATCTACGAGTATATCAGGATGAAACCCGTTTTGATCGTTGTAATTATCATCATGATAGTGGTAATAGTAATTTTAGGTTTGTATTTTGGAAAAGTTTTCTGTCCCACATTTGGGTATGGTTGCTCAACAAGTTCTAATACAACGACACCGAGCTCCGGAACGACACCGAGCTCCGGAACGACACCGAGCTCCGGAACGACACCGAGCTCCGGAACGACACCGAGCTCCGGAACGACACCGAGCTCCAGAACGTCATTGAGCTCCAGAACGTCATTGAGCTCCAGAACGTCATCGAGCTCCAGAACCGTGATATACACTCCGTCCGCAACGTCAACAAGCTATAGAACGTCCACATCGACTGCAATTCCCACATCGTGCCCAGCCAATAAATACATGAATGACGATGGTGTATGTATAAACTGTCCTTCGGGAGGCACTTCACCAGCCGGTTCTACAAATTCCAATCAGTGTGCGTGCCCAGCCAATAAATACATGAATGCCAGTAGTAGTTGTAGTGACTGTCCTTCGGGAAGCGTTTCACCAGCTGGTTCTACAAATTCCACTCAGTGTGTGTGCCCAGCCAATACATACAAGAATAATAATCAGGCGTGTATATCCTGTCCTGCGGGAAGCACTTCACCAGCCGGTTCTTTAGGTATCGCTTTCTGTTCGTGCCCGAGAAATACTTACAGGAGTTCCCAAGGGTGTATTGCTTGCCCAAACAATATGGCAGGTCCAGCAGGCAGCGATGATGTCTCTAATTGTTTCGACCAAGTTTGCGAGGGGGTTAACGTCCAAGTAATTAATGGCGTGTGTTATTCGTGCCCGGCTAATGCGGTATTAGATACCAGCACGATGACCTGTTTCTGCGGGTGGCATAACTACTGGAATACAGCCCACACGGAGTGTATTGCTTGCCCACGGCCGGCGGCCGGTTACGTCTGGGCTTCTTGGGAGGGTTGTTCTACGATGGTTAACAACGGGTGCGTTTCCGGTGGATATGTAGGATACGGTAATGCCACTATGTGCTGTCCAGGATCGGGTTACAATGATGGAGATTGTATTCCAACGGGACCTTGACCCGGTGATCCCACCGTACGAAAAGTTCGGAGACGAGGGGCATCTCTACATAGTCAAGCCCCTTCAAGGTGGGCTCGACCACACAGCTCTTGAATCGCATGTACCTGG